ATGGCGTCGCGTCAGATGAATCGATTGACCGCGCTCGGCATCGGCAAGCTCGTTGACCCAGGATATTACGCGGACGGCGGCGGCCTGTACTTGCAGATCAGCGCGAGCGGATCGCGGTCATGGATCTACCGCTTCTCGCTCGCCGGCCGCGCGCGGGAGATGGGCCTCGGCTCGCTGTCGGTGTTGCCGCTCGCCGCGGCGCGCAAGGTAGCGGCAGACTGCCGCGCGAGCGTGAAGCATGGCATCGATCCGATCGCTGCGCGGCGGCGCGCGCAGGTCATGCGGGCCGCCGAGGGGGCGCCCGGCGTGACGTTCAGGCAGGCGGCCGAGGCATTCATCGCCGATCGCGCGTCGGGCTGGCGCAACACGAAACATGCGAAGCAGTGGACATCCACCCTGGAAGCCTATGCCTATCCCGTGATCGGCGATATCGACGTGCGCGACATCGACACGGAAATGATCGTGCGCATCCTGCAGCCGATCTGGATGAAGAAGGGCGAGACGGCGCGGCGCGTGCGCGGGCGCGTGAAAGCGATCCTCGATGCCGAGACGGTGCTCGGCCACCGGACAGGCGACAATCCGGCGCGCTACGTCGACCACCTCGATCGCGTGCTGCCGCGGGTGAAGAAGCGCAACAGCGTGAAGCATCACCCGGCGCTGTCGTGGGAGGAGATGCCCGCGTTTTTCGCGGCGCTGCGCCAGCGCCCCAAGCGCGCCGCGCAGGCGCTGCGTCTGCTGATCCTCACGGCGACGCGCACGAATGAAGTATTGTTCGCGCGGCCTGAGGAGTTCGACCTCGATGCGCGCGTCTGGACAATTCCGGGTGACCGGATGAAAGCAGAGCAGGAGCTGCGCGTGCCCCTGTGCAACGAAGCCGTCGAGCTCGTGCGCATGCAGATCGCGACAAAGGCAAAGTGGGGATGGCTGTTTCCGGGGTACAAGGAGGGGCGCCCGCTGTCGAATATGGCGATGCTGCTGCTATTGCGGCGCATGGGCCGCGGCGACATCACAGTGCACGGGTTCCGTTCGACGTTCCGGGATTGGATTGCAGACTGCACAGACTATCCCGATTCACTCGCCGAGCAGGCGCTCGCGCACACGATCTCGTCGACAACCGTTTCCGCATACCGGCGCCGAGATATGCTCGAGCGCCGGCGCGGGATGATGGAGGACTGGGCGCGGTACTGCGCGGGGCAGATCGCGACCGTTGTGCCATTCACGCACCCTACTGCGCAGACAGCTGCGTGATGTTGTCGGCCGGACTTTCAGCGGCCGGCTTCTTCCCGGCTTTCTCTGCCAGCCACGCGTCGATGTCCTCCTCAAGCCATGCCGTGCGGCCTGGCACGAGCTCGAACGGTTTCGGGAATGTGCCGGCAGCGATCATGCGGTAGAGCGTCGATTGGCCGAGGCCGACCTTGTCGACGATGTCTTTCATTCGAAGTGCTTTCATCATTTTCCCCTCGTGGTCATAGCGAGCTCGCGGCGGCATGCGAATTCGCGATCGTATCCGGCAAGCGTCGATTGAAGGTTCGGGCCGGTGCGTCGTTCACCTACCGGTGTACCAAGCGGCGCTCGCGGCGGTGGTTCGACTGGCGCAAGGCAGTAGCCAAGATCATTCGTACATCGCAAGTCGATACGAACGCGGCCCGAATAAAAGAGCATGTCGACTCGACATTGAAGAACGGCAGGCTGAACGCCAAGCGCGAATGCGAGCTGATAGATGGTCTTCGTGCCGCTCGTGAGCTGCGCGAGGATGTCGTCGTTCTTGATGCGGAGAGTGGTCACGATTCGCCTCCTTGGGTGCGGGCGGCGTTAATAGCAATCGCTGCTCGTACCGCGGCAACGACAGACTGCGCTGCGTAATCCAAGATGTAGCCGCCATCCGCGTCATTCAAATGCGGTGCCATCGCATTCAAAAGCTCTATATCCGTCACCTCTCCGCTCGGCTGCTGCGCTAGCCGCTGTTTAAGGCCCGCGATTTCCGCCGATTGCGCCGCGAGATAACGGTTCTGGTCTTCGCGCTCGCGCTCCATTGCTTCTAGACGGTCGCAAAGGGCGAGGATTGCATCGGCACATTCGAAAAATTGCTCGGCTGCTCCGGTATGTCCAATTTCGGATGCCACATATGCCATATGGCGAGTTTCCTTCGCCAACTCCCGCATCTTCTTCACGTCGATCATCGCTTGCTCCGTGGTAGTTTCACCTTGGGCGGGCGAAGCGCATCATCGGCCGCCTTGGCCATGGCCGAGTGAAGCTCATACGACGCCCGATAGAGAAACAACATTTCATACGTCTGCTGCTCCGGCTGAATGCATTCTTGACGCAATTGACCATTACCGTCTCGTATAATCACCCAGATCGGCTGATTGCTCCAACCGGGGCCTGCCGCCGGTTCAGCGAATGCCGTAATCACGCGTTCATCTTTTCCGATCTTCAATTTTTCGCTCACGATTTCTCCCTCGATGAGGCGGTCGGCATGTTCGGAAGCGGCATCCAATGCGTGACGCAGCCCATGCCGATCCAATTTCCTTGAAAATACTGAGCGAGTGTGATAGCCCGCATATTGGTCGCAATGACGAAATCTGCTGTATCAGGCGTTCGTACATCTACGCTGATCCAACGATCCTTTTCGTCAGTTTGGATTTCGGTTTCAGTCATGTATTTCTCCCCCAATGCGTCGGTCGGAGTGGTCTTCAGAGCGCGAATAGCGTGCGCCGCTTCCGTCCCAAGTTCGAAGCGAAATGCGTCCTTGGCATAGGTACGCTCCGCAATCGACGCGCATTGCTCGATAACCACATCCCTGCCGGGAGTGTTGCGATTTGCGGCAGCAAGAACTTCCCGTCCGTAATCGATCACCATGCGACCAAAAACACCCCAGTTTGGATGCGCGCCGTTCGCCTTCTTCCAAAGTTTGAGCAGATCCTCGTCCGTCAGATTTTCAGTCATGAATTTCTCCCCTCAAATTCGATTCGACCCATTGTCGCATGCGCTTCCACCGAGCTTTTGGGGTTTCGTTGTAAAAACCTGCCACATCATTTTTAAAAAAAACCTCACTAACCAGAGCTGGCGCAATTTCGAAAACTGAGGCGACTTTCTCTATGTCATACGGGTCGAGATTCGGCATTTCAATTCCACGTTATGCGCCAAGTACGCCGAGTGCGCAAAACTCGCCATTACTATTCCTAAATTCATTGTCGATCAATCTCTTATCCGGCATGGCATCGAGTGTCGCTGCCAAATCGCGTAGGAACTCTTGTCCTCGCGCGCCCTTGATTGCTGAGTTGACAGCGCCACGCCAGCGGATGACTGACCAGTTATCACCATCATCGCTATATCCACTTCTGCTCATGATTTGTCGATTCCGTTGAGAAGTTCATTCGCGAAGCCCAAGAGCTTTGCGGCCATAGAAACTCGTTGGTCGGGTGATAGAGTCGTCTTCAAGTGCACTACTTCTATGTCGTCAAAGATGCAAAGCATGGTCGCAAGCTCCCGAACTTCACGCTTGTAGGCGTCGATCTCGACTTGCCACGATTCGGCCGGACGGGCGGAGAGAAGGGCGCGCAGCGCTTCGAGATGAGTCTGCGATACCGCCATCGTGCGTCGGTCATGCGCTGGGATCTCGCGATCGTAGGTCGCTGCCAAGGCGCGGAGCGCGGTTTGCTGGGATTCGCCCTTCTCATTCAATTCGAGAAGCTCGCGGCAGCGTTGCAGCAAGTCGTCGGTGGGCTTATCGGTCATGGTCGGCTCCTTGGGTCCGCTCGAAGTGGAAAACGACCGGCGCGCCGGTTTCCCGAACCAGTCCGTAGCGTTTCGCTATCCTGTAGATGGGGTGGTACGAGTTGAGCGAGTTGATATGGCCTGCGAGCCAACTGCGCCAGCTTTCGATCGAATGCTGACCTTTGCTGATGTTGCAGGGCGGACAAGCCGGCATGTAGTTTGTGGCGATGTCGCGCTCCGGATGAAGAGCGGGGCCGCTCACAAGCTTCCAGTTACCATCAGGGGTTCGCTTCGACTCGACGGCTCTGATAACCGGCTCGACATGGTCAACGTGCCAGCGATCCGGTAGTGGTTCTCCGCAGTACGCGCACCGGCCACCGAACATCTGGCGCACCCGCTCGCGCTGGGCTTTCGTCAGGCGGCTCATCGGTCGGCTCCATTGAGAAGGGCGCACAGGCGCTTCGCATGCGCTTTGTTCTGTAAGTCTTCGGAGCGACCCAGCCACGTCGCCGCATGCTCGATCGACTCGCGCTGCTCATCCGTCAGGCGCGCCACCCTCGCGGCGGGCGGGGCGGTGTAGACGGGGACGAGACCGCCGATTCGCTTAGCGCTCAACTCGTTGCGCGTGAAGTAGTTGCCACCCTTGGGCTGTGCCCATCCGAACGGAGCAGCCTCTCCCGCATCGGCGGGGGCGCTGCGCTTCGTCGCGAGCATGCGCAGCTCATAGGCGACGGCGCGGACGCCAGCAGCAGCGCTGTCCTGCCCGAGCCGGTCCAGTGCGTCAGCGGCCATTTCCAGAGACTCGTCGTTCCCAAACAGGACTTCGTTTAGCGGCTCGCGCGCCTCTGCCGGTGCGTCGGCCTGGATTGCCTCGGATCTGTTTTCGTTCATTCCGCACATAGCCCACACCTCTCTTCTTCGTTACGGGCCTTCCCGCCCTTGGACGTCCAAATGGATTTGCCAATCTCACTTGATACCGCTTTGACGGCTATGTACTGCCGCTTGCCAAATTCATCGAACTGAAACGCACGTTCTTTGAATCGATCACCGGACGCGAGGCACGGGAAGCAGCCGACGCGTGGGAAGAACTCATAGAGCGGGTTCTGGCGGCCGGCGAGCTGGGCGAATATCTCGGCCTCCGTCCAGTCGAGCACCGGCAGAACGAACCGAACGCCCATGCGGCCGAGATACTTCGGGTACTTCGATGGCATCACTTCGTGCGGCTCATATCGCTCGAAGTCGATCTTCCCCGCATAGCGCTTTTCACGCTCCGCGCTTTCTGCGGTGCGCATGCCATACCAGACTTCGAATCCGCCCTGGGCTTCGGCAAGCGCCTTGCAATAGATTTTCGTTTCGCGGATCTTCAACTCATCGGTGCAATGACGAGCACCGCCTCCGGGGAAGCGGCGGTATTTCCGGCTTTTGTCGAGCACTGAGCCGCCTGACACACGATCGACCTGAATGCCGTAATAGCCGCGCATCCAGTCGATATGTTCGTAAGTGATCGGGTGCTCGAACTGAGTGTCACAGAAGAGCCCGCGCACGTCGGTCGCAGCAAACTGGTTCAGGGCAAGCTCAAGGCAAGCTTGCGAATCCTTTCCGCCGCTGATCGGAACGAGGACCTTAATCACGGCTACCGTCCTTCGCCGGTGCGTCGGCCTGCGCGGGTTGCGGGGCGGCGTCGGTTACGGCAAGGAGCACAAAATCTCGCCATAGGGAAAGTTCCGGCGATGCAGGCTTGGGCTCGACTCGCAGGTACTTTTTTGCGAGACCGATCATCGCTTCGTCGTTCGCCCAACCGTCGCCTAGAGTATGGACATCGGCTGACAACGCTTGGAGGGCGGCGGTCACTCGCTCCGCAGCGGGCGATGCTGCCGCGCTGGCTTCAATGCGGGCTTGGTGAAACGCGTCGGCATATTCACGCATCTGATCCATCGTATAGAGAGCGCCGTCAGCACCTGTCTCATTGGCAGAAGTGGCCAGATTCAAAGCGTTACGGATCGCCAGGATCACATTGCCTACTGTCGCGACATTCTGTCGAAAGACGCCACGGCCGATTTCGTACTCGCAAGCGCCTTCTGCAAAGGCTCGAATTTGTTCTTCCGTCAGCGCATCAGCGCGGCTCTGTTGTTGGTCGTTCATGGGGGTGTCCTCTGTGGGTCAGGCTGCCGCGTGCGCGAGCTGCTGTTCGTGGGCGAAGTTCGCGCGGATCAGCGCGGTCGCGACGTCCGGGCACACGCTGTTGCCGATCATGCGCACCTGCGCCGACTTCGACAGCGGCTTGCCGTTCACGACCGGGTCGAGCACGTAGCTGTCCGGGAATCCCTGCGCGCGGGCCAGCTCGCGCGGCGTGAGCATGCGCATTCCGATGTCGACGATCGCGTAATCCTCGCCGTGGATCGTCACCAGGCCGATGCGGTCGCGCGTCGGGATCGTGTGCATCGGCTCGCGCGCGTCCTGCCACTGGCCGCCCTCGCCGTAGTACTTGATCAGGAACGCGCGCACCTCGGCGTGATGCGTGCCGCCTGCGCTGATCGTGTGCAACGGCTCGTCGGCCGGCGCGCCGTCGCGGCAGGTGCCTCGCAGTTTGACCAGGTGCGAGACGGCGACCGCCGTGTCGGCCTTGCTCGTGATCGTCGCGCACGGTTCGCCGGCATCGCGCGGGCGCGACTGGCCGGCGCGGCCGCCACATCCGACAAGCTGCGCAGTCACGACAGCGTGATGATCAGACGTCGTCACGGTACCGGTCGGCACGTCGATGCACGTGCCGGTCACGCCGCCGTAATGCTTCGCGAGGAACGCGGTCACTGCGGCGTGCTTCGCCGCGCCGGCGACGATAGTGCCGAGCGGCTTGTCAAGACCGGGCACGCGCGGTGCCTGGCCGGGTCGCTCACCGTAGCCAGTCTGCACGAGCGTCGCCGCGACCACGCCGAACTTGTTGCCTTGCGTCGTTACCGTGTGCAGCGGGCCGGCTGCGTCCTGACATGGCGTTTCGCCGAAATTGTTCTTTACGAGCGTAGCGGCAACCACGCCCATCGCGTGCGCCGCGCCGGCCGGCCGCGCGCAGTCGCCGCCGGCGGCCACGGTGTGCAGCGGCGCGTCCGCAGCGCTGCCGACGCTGTTCGCGTGAAACTTCGTGACGTGCGGTACCACGACGCCGAACCGCGGCGCACCTGCCATGACGGTGTGCATGGGCTCGTCCAGCGTCTGGCCCGTGCTGTTCTGCGAGAACTTCACGATGAACGGGTCGTCGCTATTCACGACGAACTTCATGATGCCGCGTGCGATCCGGCGCAGCGTCGCGTCTTTCAGCGGTCGATCGCGCTCGAAGATCGACGGGCAGGGGATCGACCAATCGATGCAGTCGGCCGCGGTGCGCCGCGGCCGCAGAGCGCCGGCGCGCACGGCCGCGCTTTTCGGGTCGCCGTGCGTCGGCGTCGGCCATACGATCGGCAGTCCGTCGCGCCGCGCGACGAGGAACAGGCGCTTCCGGATCGTCGGCGCGCCGAAGTCGCACGCGCGCAGCTCGCGGTGCTCGACACGGTAGCCGTGGCGCGCAAGCGCGTTCACGAACGAGCGGAACGTGCGGCCGCGATTCTTCGGGCACGGCCGGCCGTCGGCGCCGAGTGGCCCCCAAGTCACGAATTCCTCGACGTTCTCCAGCATGATCACGCGCGGCTTCACGATCGCGGCCCAGCGCAGCGCGATCCATGCGAGCCCGCGGATCTTCTTCGACACGGGCTTGCCGCCCTTCGCCTTGCTGAAGTGCTTGCAGTCCGGCGACAGCCAGACGAGGCCGACCGGCTGGTTTCCGGTGATCGCTGCGGGATCGACGTCGAACACGCTTTCGCAGTAGTGCGTCGTGTGCGGATGGTTCGCCAGGTGCATCGCAATCGCTTCCGCGTCGTGATTGATCGCGATGTCGACGGGCCGGCCGAAGGCGCGCTCAAGGCCGGTGCTCGCTCCGCCGCCGCCGGCGAAGTTGTCGACGATCAGCTCGCGGCCGAGATCAAGCGGCAGAGTCATGGAATCACGTTTCATGTGCCAGGTCTCAATTTCAGTAAAAAGAAGGGCGCCGTGCTGACCGCCCCCTTCAATGCCGCGCGGACCGAGGAGCACCGCGCAGTTCGGCAACTTGCGGTCAGGACGTTTCGTGTTCCTGCTGCGTCACGGCATCCGGTCTCGCGAGGTATGCGCGCCAGCCGACCTTCCCGTGCGGCGTCAGGAATCCCCACGAGTTCGTGCGGCGGCCCATCACGAAGATCGATTTCGCGACCGTCGCGCGCGGCAGGATGAGGCGGTGAAAATCGCCGGCACGTCGCACGATGATCGCGCCCGGGCCGCGCCAGTAGATGCCGAACGCGTTCAGGTAATTGTGGTCGGCGGCGCGCTCCGGAGCGATCCACGACTGCTTGATCGTGTCGAGCGCGGCGCGGTACATCAGCGGGCACGTCAGCGCGAACGGCGTCGGCTCGAACACTTCCCAGTAGCCGCCGTCGAGCACGATCGAGACCGACCACGACGGGTGATCGTGCAGGTGTTGATCGCGGTCACTGCGGAGGATCGTGTGCGCGCGGATCGCGATGCGCGTGCATAGCCAGCGGTACACCAGTCCGGCGCGCGGCAGAGCGGCATCGCCCCACGCCGGGTTGTCGCGATTTCGCTCGACGCTGCGCGCGCCGAGGATCCAGTTGCGCAGCATGTAGCCGGGCAGGTCGAAGTAGGGCGTGCGCGCAGCGCGGCCGTGCACGCGCAGCAGAATCAACGTCATCCAGTTCGGGAGAGAGCGGATCATGGTGGTCATCTCGTAACGTGGGCGGCTCGGTTACGCCGCTTCGGTCTTCGGCAGCGTCGCGTCGAGGTGCCGGATGCGCGCCATGACGGTCTCGGGGAGGCGCATCGCTTGGCTGCCGTGCAGCGCGGCAAACGCCGGCCGGAGCAGGTTGCGATCGGCATCGCTCAGCTCGGCATGCTCAAGCCGCTTCAGAGCGCGCCAGAGCGGTTCTTGTGCGTTCATTTCGAATATCCTCTGAAGGTCTTGGTGAGATTGAAGTCGACAGCTTTCCCACGGGAGCGCACCACGTTCGCAAGCTGCGCGCGGTCGTGATGGCTGGCGGGGGACTGGCGCAGCAGACCGAAGTAACTGTTGGCGAGCTGCTGCAGCTCGTCGCCCGGGGCCGACGCGACGCGCGTCAGTGCTTCGTTGCGCGTGCGCGTGCGCGTCGAGCGCGCCCACGGTTTAATCACGTGACCGACGAAATCGACGCCTCGTTCTACGGGCTGCAGGATCGTCTTGCGAGGGTTGATGCGCACACCCAGGCGCCACGGCAGAAATTCCGTCACGTCGGCGAGAACGTGATTCAGCCAATCGGTCGACTCGTGCAGGAACACGAAATCATCGACATAGCGGATGTAATGGGGCGCTCGCAGCTTATGCTTCGCGCGCTGGTCGAGCACATTGAGGAAGACGTTCGCGAAAAACTGCGACGACAGGTTTCCGATCGGCAGCCCGAGATTGCCGGGCTGCTCCATCAGACGTTTATGCGGCGGCACGCAAGCCATCAGCGCACGCTCGCCGCGGAATTCGAAGTCGGACCGTGGATCGTGCATCAGCACGAGCTCGGTCAATCGCCGCCAGAACGGCTCCGGGATCTTCGGCATGAGGAGATCCAGCAGAATCGTCTTGTCGATCGACACGAAGAAGTTCGCGAGGTCCGCCTTCAGGTAGTAGGCTGGACGAGACCAGTTCTGTGTTATCGAGCGGATCTTCGATTCGAGGCGCTGCGCGGCGTATAGCGTCCCACGCCCCGGAATGCACGCGCACGAGTCTGCGATGAACGCGCTTTCGAAGCGCGCGCCGATGCGGTTGTAGAGCAGGTGGTGCACGACGCGGTCCCGGAATGTAGCTGCCCAGACCTCGCGCGGCTTCGGCCGCGTGATGATGAAGCAGATAGAGCGGCCTGGAGCATAAGTGCCATCGATCAGCTCGTCGTACAGGTCCCGCAGATTGCGTTCGAGATTCGCTTCGAATGCCAGCGCAGTCGCGGTGTTTCGCTTCGTGCGCCGGCAATCGAGATATGCCTCGATAAGATCGATGAAGCTGACACCAGCATGTTCGTTCCAATCTGCGGACGGCGCGCGCGCGGAGCGCGGCGCCCTTGTGGTTGTTGTTCTGGTTGCCGTTGTTGAAGTTCTGATACCAGGCGTAACCGGAGCCATCGTGCTATCTACGTCGCTCTGCTGAAGGCCCTCGCCGATCAGCGGAGAAACTGCGCCGGACTGAACCGCACGCCGGCAGTCAGTATCCGTTGTGCGCATGTCGGTGCCCTCGTGAGGCAGCGGCACGACCAGATTGAAAACTCGCTCAGTCATGGCGGCCTTGACCTCCATGAAGCGGGCGATTTGCGGCGCGACGCCACCCGTTTGCTTGCTTCCCGATGCTAGTGGTGTGCTCGATCGCTTTGGCGTATGCGGACCGCGAGATCAATCGTTTATCCATCGCGAGACGAAGCAGCAGCTCGATCACTTGGAGGCGTTCGAGCAATTCCATCAGGTGCGGCGCTTTGTCCTGAGCGACGTTGGCGCGGAACACGAGAACCGTGATTTCGATGCACTCGGCATTGATCTTCTCGCCGATCGAACGCTTGAAATCACGCTGCATGTTTTTGACCAGATCCGTCACCACATCTAACAGGGTGTAGGCGACCTTGTAAATGGGAAGCTGGTTGTGAGTGGCCATGCTGGATCAAATGATCAAATTACCGAAGGGATAAATCTGCGGACGGCGCGCGCGCGGAGCGCGGCGCCCTTGAGGCCGTAGTCCTGGCTGCCGTTGCCGAAGTCCTGAGAACCAGGCGTAACCGGAATCGCGATGGTGCGTTTCGTTGCTCCAATACCATTCGCGCTTGAACAGGTCACGGTGATGTGCCCAGAGCATCGCCTGCTCAACACGCGTCGGCAGATCTCCGTTGATGCTCTTGGCCCAATCCATTTGTTCTTGCCACGAGGCATCGCCGCTATCGCCCGGAAGCAGGATGACGTGATGGAAGTCGCCATTCTTGTCGCCGATTGCGCCGATATAGACCTCACCTTCAGTGAGCGGGGGAAGTTGAATCTGTTGCATGATTTCTCCAAAGTGAAAGTGTGGCTATTCCGTCGGCGCAGTCGGAGAACCGCGCATCGCGCCAATTCCTGTCGGCCGGCGGCTTTGCCCGTTCGGTTACGCGGCCGTCTGGCCGTCGGCGATCTGCTGGGCCGCGTCGGCGAAGGCGTCGGCCTGTCCGTTTTTGCCGCCTTTTTTGAGGCGTCCGGCGCGGGCCGGCTTCTCGACTTTCTCGGTCGGCGCGGCGGGCTCGTCCTCATCCGGATCCGTGTCGATCGTCCCCGTGATCTCGCTCTGCAGCACCGTGCACATGCGCGCGACGTCGGCTTCGTCGGGGTGGCACTGCACCCGCGCGTTGAACGTTGTCGTGCCGCCTTCCTTCGGATAGAACTTGATCTCGTTGATCTTCGCCTCGCGCATCACGATGTCGTTCGACTCGTCATCGCCGTGGTGCACGCGGAACAGGCCTTCCTCGTATTTCTCGGCCCACTTGAACGGCGCAACCAGGTGCTCGAAGCGCAGGTTCGGGTAGTCGGTGACGCGCTCGACGCCGTCGAGGTCGTCCTGCGCCGGGCCGGTCGGCGACTTCCAGTAGAAGGTCTGGAGCAGCCGGTTATCGAGCTTGTCGAGCGCACGGTTCGACTGGTTGAACTCGAGGCCGATGTCCATGGCGAGGCGGTGCTCATCGCCGTTCAGTTCCTGCCGGACGTTGACGCTCGTGACCTTCATCTTGATCTTGAAGAAGCGGAATTCGGACATGACGATCCTTTCGTGGTGAAGATGCGGTTACGCGGCGGCTTCGAGGCGCGACAGTTCGGCCTTGAAGTCGAGGGTGACGAGCAGGGCGGCCGTCTGCGCATGCGTGGCGCCGTAGTGCTCGGCGAGGACGTGGATCACATCCGCAGCGGTGGGGCGCGGGATGCGGCGCGGCCCGGGGGCACGCGTGGCGCCTGCCGGCGGTTCAGCGGCGCGAGGCACAGCGGCAGCCGGCGCCGCATCATTGGCCGGCGCGGACGTGGCCAGCGCTTGATTGGCGGCGGCAGCCGACTGCGCAGCGGCGCGCGCCGCAGCTGCTTCGTCGGCCTTCCGCTTTTCTTCCTTCGCGGCTTCCTGCCGCTTGTGCTCGTCGATGCGCGCGTTCACGGCGAGCTGGAAGTCCTCGGCCGGCTTCTGGATCAGCTGCTGCAGGTCGCGGAACAGGAACGCGTGCTCGCCGGCGTGCGTGCGGTACCAGTCGAGCTTCGCGCGCAGGTCGCGCGCCGCAGCATCGGCCGCGATCTTGCCGTTCGCGACGGCGGTGTCGATCGCCTCGTGAAGGCTCGCCAGCGTGCGCTTGTTCTTCGCGGCGGTGACAAAGTCAGGCGCGGCGATCGCGATCGTGACGTCGCAGAGCTCGGCGTTCAACGCGGCGAGGTGCGCGGCGTAGGCCTTTCGGCCGTCGGCGATGATCTCGTCTTTGATCTCGGCCTTGCGCTTCGTCACCAGCTTGTCGAGTGCCAGGCGCTTGTCGCGCAACTGCGTGCGGATGTGGTCAAGCGTGCGCATCAGTTCGTCGATGCTCGCCGTCTGGCCGATCGCCGCGTTCTTCGCGACTTCCAGCTCCTTCTCGGCCTTCTCGCAGAAGCTGACCGTCGCTGCCGCGTTCGCGAAGTCCTCGTCGGTCTGCAGGTCAGTCTTGATCGACGCGATGAACGTCTCGGCCGCCGCCTTGAACCGCGGCAGATTGCTGGCGACGACCTTGCCTTCGATCTGCACCGCCAGCGTCGGCAAGGTCATGATCGCCTCGGCCTTCGGCGCTTCGCGGATATCGCGCGGCTCGTACGCGGCGAGGTCCTTCTCGAACTGCGCCCAGCCAGCGCGGATGCGATCGAACCAGGCTTCGTCGGGCAGCACTTCCATCGACACCGTGCCGCTCTCGGTGCCGTCCGAACACGAGAAGATCAGCCGCTTCGCGCCGGACACCATCAGCACCTGTTGCGCCTGGGGCATGTGCTCTTCAGGCAGCACGCCGTTTTCGATCGAGGCATACAGCGCTTCGTTGAACTGCTTGTTCTCCCAGGTCGTGTCTTCGAGCATCGTGATGCCGTCGCACGAAGCAGACATCCGGCCAACCGAGAAGACCATCGCATACAGGTCCTCACCGAGCGCTTCTTCGATGATCGGACGCGCGAGCGCCTCGATTTCATGACCGCGATCGAGAATGCGCTCCTGCACCCAGTCGCTGAATTCCTTCGGCGTGCCGGTGTGCTTCATGTGCAGCAGCTCATTGCGCTTGACGTTCTTCGAGAGGCCGAGCATTGCGGCCGCCTCGCTCGCGCCGAAGTGGTGGAGGCGGAACTCCAACCATTGAGGTGACCCCTGAACGAGGTCGTGCGTGATGCGTTCAGTCATTTTCGTGGCTCCAACTGTCGATGGTGTTTTGCTGCTCGGGGCTGAGACGTGCACCCTTTGACTCGATGAACTGGATCATTGCGGCCGGCGTCTTCCGGCCGGACTTGACCATGTCGCGCCACGTGGCCTTGTTCGCGTCGAATTTCTTCTGGTCGTAGAACGCCGGCGGCTCGGCACCGGGCTGCTGCTGGCGCGCGGGCGGATCGCGGCGGCCGTGCTGCTCGGTGTCCTTTCCGACGGCACCGGCTCCGTCGCCTTGCGCGCTCGCGCCAGGCTGTCCGTCTGCTCCGCCCGCGCCGTCGTCGTCGTCGTCCTTCGTCGACATGCCGGTGGCGGCGAGCAGCGTGTAGCGCTGCAGGTAGGTGATCGTGCTGGCCGCCTGCTGAATCGCGTTCTTCTTGCCGCTGTTGTCCGGCGCGCCACTCATCGTCACCATCTTCGAATGACCCATGACGTGCGTCACGACGCAGTCGACGGTGATCAAGCCGCTGGTCTGATGGATGTCCCAGTCGAAGCTGAGACCATGCTTAGCCATCGCAGGAGCGATCGCGGCGGTAACGTCCGACAGTTCGGCATGCTTATAGCCGACAAAGTCCCCCTCGCGCGTCTTGTAGCCGACCTGCTTGCGCTTGTAGATCTCGACCGGCTCGCGCTTGAACGCGGCCATCGCAGTGACGAACGCCTTGCGTGCCTCGTTAGCTTCCCAACGCTCTTGCAGCTGCATCAGCTTCTCGAGGCGGTCGAGATCAGCGTTGTTTTCGACGGCGATGCGCAGCAGATCGGCCGGAGTCATGCTCACGATCGCCGTGCGCTGCGGCACGACGGCAGGCACGTCGGCATCTGCTGGCGGCGCCTCGGCCGTTTCGGTGCCGGTGAGTTCTACGTCGACGACGTCGGTCATGGTTGCGGTTTGCATCATGTGCTCCAGATGAGATCAGGCCGTGCGTGCGGCAATGAGTTGCCAACGCAGCGTGTTGGAATTCGCACGGTCGATCTCGTTTGAGATGTACATCACGGCAAACACGAATAGGATCACGGCGATCATCGTCAGCCGCGGATATTTGTTATGGAAACGGTCGAGCCAGCGCATCATTAGTTCCTCTGCTTACGTTTATCAGCGACGTAAATAACTGATATCTGCGTTCTCAGCAGAATTCCGCACACGTCTTCTTCACTGCCCACCATGACGGCGCCGACTGCTGCCTTACTGATGAGCATCTCAAGCACCTTGAGGCATGCTTCGGCATCGCCGAATGCGCCGCAGGCCTTTACGTAATCGCCGATCATTTGCTCGGCGAGTGCCCCGCATTCGAGCGCTGTCTTGAGCATTGCGGGAGGCGGCTCGCGATAGAAGCGGTTGTCCTTGGTGCCCATCACTTGCCTCCGACGCTGACGTAGGCGTAGGTGCGCGCGACGACGCGCGGCAGGTGGGCCGTTCCGATCGGCACCCTGGGAGTGCGCAGGAGCCGCTGCGTCATCCATGCGCGGCGCTGCTTGCGGTTCAGGTGCGCGGCGTACCGGCGCAGGGAGGGGCGCAGGCTCATCGGGCTCACGACGCCGCTCCGTTCTCGATCGCCTGGAGCGACTGAATGCGACCGTCGAGTTCGGTTACTTGCGCAGCGCATTCGGCGAGCACCCTCTGCTTCTCGCGCTTCAGGTTGGCGATCATTCCCGGGCGCGGATCGAATTCGTCCGGCACGTCGGCCTCGAACGTGTGCTCGCGCACCTTCACCAAGCCATTGTCGAACTGGCTGTGGTCGTAGTCCGCGAACGAGTAGACGAGCTCGCCGTGGTAATCCGGCCTGGCGAAGATGAAGCCCTTGATCTGCACTTTCATGTCACACCTCGGTTTTGCCTGTGGTTGTGTTCGTTGTGCTGCTCGACCTTCAGGGGATGGGGCCGGAGGTGAGTAGCCCGGCTTGGGGACAGCGGCGCGCGAGCGCCGAAGTACGCAGTCACCGCCTGCGCCATCCCATCCACTGAAGGTGCCGGTTACCCTCGTCCGGCGACTCGTCAGACCCCTGCGGCGGGGCCATCTTGAGCCGGGTGGCCCTGCGATCACCGCAGGGTGAAGCCAGGTGCCAGAGGCTCGGCAACCAGCTGTCGTGGCGGACCTACCTCGCGACATGCAGCGCTCGCACATCGTTCGGATTGCTGCGTGCTGCTGCAGCGCGGCCCTCTCGGGGTGCATCCGTTCGACCCCTTACGGGGGTTAGTCGGGCCTTTGGCTCCCAGTGCCACTTCACGGAATCGAACCGTCTCTCTTCGCGACCACGCCCTCTGCCAACGAGCCCGAATCGAACGGGCCTTCCCTGATCGTCAGGTGGCGGCCGGCGCTTCTTCGACCTTCGTGTACGGGTGCTTCTTGTCGTACGGCTTGATGTGCTTGCCGAAGTGCGAACCGATCGACTCGGCGTCGCGGAACGCGGCGAAGTCCTCGGCCGTGAAGTTCGCGTAGTGGTACAGCGACATCGGCGCGCCGGTCACGCGGCTCTTGAAGCGGATCGCGAGCGTGTTCGTCGCGGGGTCGTGGCCGATCGCGTGGATCTGTGACGATTCGACTTCCTGCAAGGGAATGTGCGGGACAGTGGTAGCGGTATTCATGTCTTCCTCTCGGTCTTGTGGGACTGCGGTGCTACTGCGCGGCGGCGCCGCGCGATTCAGGGTTCAGCGCGGCCGTACCATACGGCCAGCGCAGTACGCCGCTTCAATGCGCATCGAGCGCAACTGCGGCAAGTCTTGAAGTGTCACGACAACAAACGTGCGGCCGTCATGTGCCAGAAATCGGATGTGCCCGTCGAGACTTTTGTGAGCTGCGCGATGTAGAGCTTTTGCGAGTCGCATAGTCGGCTCCAATTTCACGCGTTGGAGCGACGCCCGGCATCGGCATAACCAGTGCCATATTCCACGGCGTACTCGATCGATGTTGCATGCGTGCGACCCATCATCCGATCCATCCAGCCTCGGTGATACGCCGCGAGCGCACATGCGAGCATGCGTTCGCCGCTGGCCGCATAGCTGATTGCTTGTGCAGCGACGTCCATTCCATGACGGTCATCACGATCTCGCGCATCGTTGTATGCGAGACGCAGATCCGATAGAAGATCGATTTGCATGTCAGTCTCCGACGGAGAGAAAACCAGCTTTGATTAGGGCGGCGCGCGCGGCAAATAAGCGCGTGTCGCTGGAGAAATCAATGCGGTCCGAGCAGTACTCTTGGAGCAACTTGACCAGCTCAAGCAGCCCAGCCAGCGAATCACGGAGATCGAATGCTGATGCGAAAACTTGGGCGTATGCGGTGCCGTTTGGATGCGCCGAGCAGTCAGCAACGAGCCAACCGGTCGGATCGTCTGCAGTGCGCTTCGTGCGCACATACCAGCCGCAGGCTTCAAGCTCAGGCCCGGTGGTGATCTCGCTCATGTCATTCCCCGTTCGATTCGAAAGGATCAAATTACTGAATAATCAATCTGCGGACGGCGCGCGCGCGGAGCGCGGCGCCCTTGTGGAAGTAGCTCTGGTAGCCGTAGCCGAAGTACTGAAACCAGGCGTAACCGGAGTAGCCGGGATCGGTGTCGGGCTCGTTCGACCAGTAAGCATCGGGTTCAAACTGATCACGGTGATTCGCCAACAACACCAAATGTTCGATTCGCGTCGGCAGATCGCCGCCGATCGATTTCGCCCAGCCCATCTGTTCCTGCCAGGTCGCGTCGTCGTTATCACCAGCAAGCAGGATGACGTGGTGAAGCTGGCCATTGGTGTTGCTTACCTTGCCGATGTAGATCTCGCCTTCGTTGAGCTCAGGCAGTTCAGTTTCTTGCTTCATTTCTCGATCTCCGGTGTGATGTGATTGCCCGCGGGGCGGGCGCGGTTGGTCAGTGCGAGCGCCTCGCGCCCTTCGCGCGCAGCATGCGGTAGATGCGTTCGAGCGCGGCTTCGCCGGTCGGCGTCGCGCGGATGTGCGCGACGCGCGGCGGCCGGCGCTCGACGAAAGATGCGTGTGACGTGCCGGCGTATCCGATGTCGCCGTCGTTCACGCGATAGCCGAGCTCGGCGAATGCGTTGGAGGCAGACATATCAGCACCCCCCGCACACAGGCGCGACGCCTGGCGCAATCAGGTTGAGCGCGAGCCGGCGCAGTTCGGGCGACGCGGTGTCATCGCGGCGAAGTTCCAGCAAATCTCGAGCGGTTTGGCTCATGACTCTCTCGTTACGGTTTGGTTGAACGGCCGATCACTTCGAGGGTTGCGCGGCGACTGCGGCCCGCACGTTGTCTGCGACCATCTGCAGCTCGACGGACAACACGTGACCGATCACTGCCGCGCAGACAAGCGGGAACAGGACAAGTGCGAGGTACTTCATAACCGACTCCGTGTGGTCTCAACTGCTTGGATGACTGTAGTTTAGATACTTCTAACACATAGTCAAGAAGTTTCTAAACATTGGGGCGTAAAGAAAGCCGCGCGTGACGTCTGAAATGACGAAGCCCCGCACGGGGCGGGGCTTCGGGAAGAATGAGCTGGAGGAGCGACTACTTGTGCCTTACATATCGAGTTCGGCCTGAATGCTCGTGATGATCGCAGTTGCCCAGTCCTGTCCGGTGATCTGCACCATTGAGCGCTTCAGGCTTTCCACTTCTACCGTATAGACTGGAGCGCCTGGCTGGGACGGCGAAATAAACACGCCGACGACCTCGCCCCATGTCGCGATACCGGCGCGCGCCTCGGACCGGATCAATCCACGCGACTTGTCACTCTCCACGATCGTCAGATTGCGACTCATGCTTCGGACCGACGCTTTCCAGATATCGTCGTAAGTCTTACCCTGCACGAGAAACTTGCGGCCGCTGCCGGGCTGAAGGCTGTCGACGGTCGCGCAGGAGGGAAAGGCGGCGACTGTGGCAAAAAGAAGCAGAAAACGGCGTCGAGCGCCGAACGTGATTGCTGACTGTCCCACGATGGTCCCCTGGTCGAACTGCTTTTTATTCGGAGCAAAACCGGAGCAACTTCGATCCCAAAATAATCCACGGCTCGAGAAGGGAAAAGGCGTTGTGCTCGTTGACCTTCACCAGCCCGAAGTCGATTTCGTTACCTCTCAGATCGATGTACAGATGCGTCGCGCCGTCGTCTAGGCGTGACGACGGCGCAGTGACATTCTCGCGCGGCCGCTGTCGCCCGCGCCGATAATCCGCCAGCACCACGACGTTGTCATGTGCCGGTTCCCCGTTTCCGTGATCCACGTCTTGCTCTCGGCGTCATGCTGAGATGTTCGGTGCCGCGCGTCTCGGCTGCAATCCCAAGCCGGAAAACGCTGATCAGTGCGTCCAGCGTTTCTTCTTTTACGCGCCCCTCGGCCACGGCTCCCAACAATTCGTCAGCGAACCGTTGCGCGTTCTGTTTGAGATCATTATTTACTCTGAGGTATGAGTCCGGAGAACTGGGGTTTACGACCTCTTCAGTATTTCCTGAATTTGCCGTTGGGGTGCCTCCCGCGACGTCATTCTTGTGCAGCAACGTCGGGCTCAGCGGCGCCCGGCCGGCAGTCGGCGCCGGAGCTTCCATGATCCGCTCCGCCTTGCCGAACTTCTCCTCTATCTTGCGGGCCGCTCGCTCCTGGATGCTCTTGCCGTCCTGATATTTCTTCGAAAGGAACTGCGACAACTGGGAACGCGAGTACCCGGTCGCGCGCTCGACAGCGGTGCGATCGCCGTCGAAGTCGTGCTCGATCCAGTATTGCAGCCACTGGCGTCGGTTCTCGTAAATGTCCATTGTCGCATTACAGCAAGAAATTTCTAACGCGTGGTTTAGATGTTTCTTGACCAAACGTTGAGAAACTTCTAAATTATCGGCATGGACCTTCACACCTTCCTCCTCGAGCTGCCCCGCGAAGAACGCGACGCGTTCGGTAAGCGCTGCGGGTCAACCTTCGACCGCCTCATGCAGATCGCATACGGCAACGAGCCGGCGCGTGCCGAGTTGTGCGCTGCGATCGACCGCGAGTCCGGTGGCGCAGTCGGCTACCGGGACGTGAACAACGCATGGGAAGCGAAGAAGGGCGCCACCGACACGCGCAAGCGGATCCCGATGGACTGGGACTACGTCGAGCAGAAGGCACGAGGTGAGGCAGCGGCAGCTGGTGATCCCGTGACCTAACCCAGAACTGAATTCTCCGCGGCGCGCATGCGCTGCGAGTACCAGTGGTCTCCTCCCGCTTCCCCCGGAGCGGTGTGGTTTGCCCAGCCCAAGGGCTGGGCATTTTTACGCCTGAACCGTCCGCATGCTCGCGCAGCGGGCGATCGCTGAAGTGGTTGACGGAAGAGTTCGTGTCCATGACCGAACTCTATTTTTTCCGCCGGACGGAGTCTTTCCGAACCCGTCCGAATTTCTCGGGAAGCCTCGGAAATGCAACTCGACATCCCTTTTTACGAAGGCCCGGAAGACGCGCTGAAGGCGGCCGTGCAGGCGATGGGCGGCGCGAAAAAGATTGGACCGCTGCTTTGGCCGGACAAGTCGATCGACACGGCCGCTCGTCTGTTGCTCGACTGCCTGAACGCTGGTCGCTCGGAAAAGCTTGATCTGTCGCAGACGATGATGATCTTCCGTATGGCGCGCGACGCGGGTTGCTATTCCCCCTTCGTTTGGTTCGCGAATGAGGTCGGTTTCGACGCGAAGGCGGCGACGAAAGCCGAAGAAATTGACCGGGTAACGACGGTCATCGAGCAGGCCACAACGACCTTGGCTGGTGCGCTCAAGACGCTCGAGCGATTGAAGTCGGGGCCGCCCGTCAGGAGCGCAGCATGAAATCCCCGACCGCAACCGAGCGTGCGCTCGCGCGCCGCGTCGACGAGCTGAAGCTCACGCGCGACGTCTATCCAATCGCCGACCCGCGGCTCGCCGAGGTGTCGGAACTCCTTCATCGAATTTGCGCAGCAACGACGCTCGAAACCGCCCGCTGGATGGCCGGCGACGCGATTGTGCAGCTGCGTGCGTATGTGCAGCGCGACGGAGCGCAACAGGCATGAGCGAAGTATCAAAGCCGGAAGGCAAGCGTGCGCGCTTCCGGAAGATCGAGGTGCGCATGTGGGGTGACGAGAAATTCTGCCACTTGTCGCCGATTCCGCCATGCGGTCAAGGTCTGTGGATCTATCTCCTGACCGGGCCGCACACCGGTCCGATTCCGGGCCTGTTCCGCATCGGCCGCGCCGCGATGGCTGAAGAGCTGAACTGGGATCTGGAAGCCTTCGACGAAGCCTTCCGGGAAGCCTTTCGGCAAGGGATGGCGAAAGCCGACTGGAAAGCGAAGGTCGTGTGGATCCCGAACGCCATTTCCTGTAACCGTCCCGAGTCTCCGAACGTCGTGACATCGTGGGGCGCTGAGTGGGAATTGATCCCCGAGTGCGACCTGAAGCGTGAAGCGTACGACAGCCTGAAGGTCAATATCTGCGGGCTTGGAGAGGCTTTCGCCAAGGCTTTCGATAAGGCTTTCCTGAAGCCTTCCGATAAGCCTTTCGGTAAGGGTATGCCGAAGGCTATCGGGAATCAGGAGCAGGAGCAGGAACAGGAGAAAGACAAATCCCCCCATACCCCCCTTGAGGGGGGCAATGGGTCCGAGTCAGGTGATTTGCTCGACGATGACGGCGCGAAGCAGAAGCGCGAGCGCAAGCCGACCATCGCGTTGCAGACCTTTCTTGCCGATTGCAAGGCTAAGGGCGAAAAACCGATCCCGCCTGCTGACCCGGTTTTTGCGTACATCGCCCGCGTCGGCATTCCCCGTGAGTTCCTGCAACTGCATTGGCTCGTGTTCAAAGCCCGATACACGTCATCGGGCGCGAAGCGGTACAAGGACTGGCGCGCGGCGTTCCGAAAGTCGATCGAGGGATGTTGGTTCAAGCTCTGGTTCATGCGGGCAGATGGCACATGCGAACTGACCACGCAGGGACTGCAAGCGCAACGTGAGCACGGGCGGGAGGCAGCATGAACGACAACCTCTACGCCGCATTCCTGCGCCAGAAAATCCGCATGGCACGCTTCGACGGTTTCGACGTGTCGCCCGACGAGATCAATCCGAAGCTCAAGCCGCACACGCGTGACATCGTGCGCTGGGCGTTGAAGGGCGGCCGGCGCGCCGTGTTCGCCTCATTCGGTCTGCACAAGACGGCGACACAGCTCGAACTCATGCGGCTGATCGGCGTGCACCGGCCATGTCTGCGCGCGATCGTGATGCCACTCGGCGTGCGGCATGAGTTCATCGGCCAGGCAGCAGAGCACTTCTCGGGTGAGTGCCGCGTGCCGGTCCGGTTCATTCGCTCCGACAGCGAGATCGGTGACGAGCGCGAGATCTACCTCACGAACTACGAGTCGGTGCGCGAAGGGAAGGTGACGCCGAGCCTGTTCGGTGCCGCGAGCCTCGATGAGGCGAGCATCCTCCGCAGCTTCGGGAGCAAGACGTTTCAGGAGTTCATGCCGTTGTTTGACGGCGTCGAGTTCAAGTTCGTCAACACGGCCACACCGAGCCCGAATCGCTTCAAGGAACTGATCCACTACGCGGCGTTTCTCGGTGTGATGGACAGCGGCCAGGCGCTCACGCGCTTTTTCCAGCGCGATAGCGAGAAGGCCGGGAACTTGACGCTCTACCCGCACAAGGAAGAGGAATTCTGGTTGTGGGTCGCGAGCTGGGCCGTGTTCATCCAGCGCCCGAGCGACCTCGGCTACAGCGACGAAGGCTACGCACTCCCCGAGCTCGACGTGCGGTACCACGAGGTGCCGACCGACTATGCGAAGGCCGGTACCGACCGCGACGGCCAGGTGCTGATGTTCCAGGATCCTGCGCTCGGTTTGAGCGCGGCGGCAGCCGAGAAGCGCGACAGTCTGCCGGCGCGCATCGCGAAGGTGACGGAGATCGTCGATGCAGACCCAGCCGATCACTTCGTTATCTGGCACGACCTCGAGACAGAGCGCCACGCGATTCAGGATGCTCTGCCGAATGCGGTCAGCGTGTGGGGCACGCAGGATCTAGATGAGCGGGAACAGCGCATCATCGACTTTGGCCACGGCACCTATCGCATTCTGTCGACGAAGCCTGTCATCGCTGGTTCGGGCTGCAACTTCCAGCGTCACTGCCACCGCGAGATCTTTGCGGGCATCGGCTTCAAGTTCAACGACTTCATTCAGGCAATTCACCGCGTCCAACGCTTCCAGCAACCGCATCGCGTGCGAATCGACATCGTGTACAGCGAGGCCGAGCGTGAGGTGCTGCGCACGCTGCAGCAGAAGTGGGCGCAACACGACCAGATGGTGCAGAAGATGACCGAGATCATTCGAAAGTACGGACTCAATCAGCTCGCGATGCAGGAGACGCTTGCCCGCTCTATCGGCGTTGAGCGTATCGAAGTCGTCGGAGATCGATTTGCGGTCGCGAACAACGACTGCGTTGAAGAGGCACGTCGGCTGCCGGACAACCACGTCGACTTGATCGTTACGTCGATCCCGTTCGCCAACCATTACGAGTACTCGCCGAGCTACAACGATTTCGGCCACACCGAGGACAACGATCACTTCTGGCAGCAGATGGACTTTCTGACGCCGCAACTGCTGCGCATTCTGAAGCCGGGCCGCATCTACGCGTGCCATGTGAAGGACCGGATTCTGTTCGGCAATGTGACCGGCGCCGGCATTCCGACCGTGAGCCCGTTCCATGCCGAGGCGCTTTTCCACGGCCGCAAGCACGGCTTCGACTACTGCGGGATGATCACCATCAACACCGACGTCGTGCGCGAGAACAACCAGACGTACCGCCTCGGGTACACGGAGATGTGCAAGGACGGATCGAAGATGGGAGTGGGGTCGCCAGAATACGTGCTGCTGTTTCACAAGCCGCAGACGGACCGCACGAAGGGCTACGCCGACATGCCGATCCGAAAGTCAAAGGACGAGTACAGCCTCGCGCGATGGCAGATCGATGCACACGCATTCTGGCGGTCGAGCGGCAATCGCCTGCTGACCGCCGAGGAACTCGCCGCCCTCGGTCCCGACCAGCTCGCGAATCTGTTCACAAAGTACACGCTGTCGAACGTGTACGACTATGAGTTCCACGTGAAGATCGGCGAGGAACTGCAGGCCCGCGGAGCACTGCCGTCGACGTTCATGAGTCTCGCGCCTGGCTCGCATCATCCGGACATTTGGCATGACGTGACGCGCATGCTGACGCTCAACGGTGAGCAGGCGAAGCGGGCGGTCGAGAAGCACGTCTGCCCGCTGCAGTTCGATATCGTCGACCGCCTGATCGAGCGCTACAGCAACCCTGAAGAGTTCATTTACGACCCGTTCTGCGGGCTCGGCACCGTGCCATACCGCGCGATCCTGAAGGGGCGTCGCGGCGGCGGTTCCGAGCTCAACTCGACCTACTTCATGGATCAGGTGCACTACCTGCGCGCGGCCGAGCGCCAGTTCTCGATGCCATCGCTGTTCGATACGATCGAGGACGCAGCATGAACGCCCCGGAGCAATACTTCGAAGACGGCGGCCGTGCAGTGCCGATGGCGATCGAGATGGAGCAATCCGTACTCGGCGCGCTGATGATCGACAACGATGCGATCGACCGGATCGGCGAACTGCGCGCCGAACACTTCTTCCGCTTCGAGCACCGGATCATCTTCGAGGGAATCACGAAGCTGATCGTCGCCGGTCGGTCTGCTGACGTCGTCATGGTGTTCGAATGGCTCTCGACCAACGGCCACCTCGACAAGACCGGCGGTCTGCCGTACCTGAACGCGATCGTGCAAAACACGCCGGGTGCCGCGAACATCGCGCGCTACGCAGAGATCGTGGTCGACCGCGCCAAGATGCGCCATCTGATCGCAGCGGCCGACGAAGTCGCGGCCGAGGTGGTGAACCGCAACGGCAAGAGCGTCAACGAGCTGATCGCGTTCGCGCAGGCGAAGTTCGAGCCGCTGTCGGACGGCCGCACCGAGGGCCCGAAGTTCATCGGCGAATACCTGACGCCGGTCGTCGAGACGATCGATAGGGAGTATCACGGCAACGCGCCGACGGCGATATCGACCGGCCTGTCCGATCTCGACTTCAAGCTGGGCGGCGGCATGCGCGGCGGCGACCTGGTCATCATCGCCGGACGCCCGTCAATGGGAAAGACGGCCCTGGCGATGGCTATCGGCGAGCACGTTGCCGAGCGTCACGGGCCGGCGCTGGTTGATTCGCTTGAAATGCCGGGCACGCAGCTCGCGCAGCGTGCGATCTCGCGGCAGGGCGATATCGCGCTGCAGCGTGTGCGCAACGGCTCGAAGTTCTCGGACGAGGACTGGCCGAAGCTGACGAACGTGGTCGGCCGGCTGACGGAATTGCCTCTGCTTGTCGACGAGACCGCCGGCATGTCGCTCCCCGAAATCGTGAGTCGCGCGCGTGCAGTAAAGCGGAAGCACGGGCTGAAGCTGCTCGTCGTCGACTACCTGCAGCTCATGACCGGCGGCCCCGACGAGCGGCACGACCTGCGCATCGCCAGCTACTCGGCCGGTCTGAAGGCGCTCGCGAAGCAACTCGACATCCCGGTGATCGCGTTGTCGCAGCTGAACCGCGCGCTCGAGCAGCGCCCGAACAAGCGCCCGACGATGGCCGACCTGCGAGACTCCGGCGCGATCGAGCAGGACGCCGACACGATCCTGTTCCTGTACCGCGACGAGGTGTACCACGAGAACACGCCGGACCCGGGCATCGCGGAAATCATCATCGCGAAGCAGCGAAACGGCGCGCTCGGCACCGCCTATGCGGCGTTCATCCACGAGCAAGCGAAGTTCGGCGATCTCGCCATGGGCTATATCCCGACGCCGCGCCGCCAGCCGCGGCAACAGAAAGAGGAAGGCTGCGAATGATCACGACCGACTTCGACGTCGCGCCGGCGCCCGCGGTCGTGCGCGCGCCGACGCTGAATATCCTCGCGCTGGACCTCGGCACGAATTGCGGTTGGGCGCTCGCGCGCGGCACCGACGTGACCTACGGGACGAAAAACCTCGCGGCCCGCGCGAAGGACGGCCCGGGTCAGCGGTGGCTGAAATTCCGCGCAATGCTCGGCAACCACTACACGGCTGCCGGTGAGATCCACGTTATCTACTACGAGCACGTCAGCGCGCACGGCCCGAAGGATCGGCCGAACACGATCGCGGCGCACGTGTACGGCGGCTTCCTCGCGCACCTCGAAGCGTGGTGCGACGTGCAGCGTGTTCGTCTGGTACCGCTGGCGGTCGGCACGGTGAAGAAGGCGTGGACGGGCCGCGGCAACGCCAACAAGGACGCGATGATCGCAGCCGCGCGCGAGCGCGGATTCAAGGTTGGCGCGGACGAAGACGACACGGCCGACGCGCTGGCGATCCTGCACGTCGGGCTGAAACAGGAGGGCATGTGATGAAGTGGACCGCCGAGCAAGAAGCGCTGCTGCGGAAGTACTGGTTCGCTGAAGGCAGCCTGAAAGAACACCTCCACGAGTTCGGGGATCGCTCGTATGAGCAAGTGGTTTCCCATGCGAAGAAGAAGCTGAAATTCGGCCCGCGCCCGCACTTGGCCCGCGGTGTTCCGGGATACGTGCTGGATCGGATCGCGGAAGAACTGAAGAACGGCCCCGGGACGGCTCCAGAACTGATCGCGCGAACCGGCTTGTCGCGGGCGGGCGTCTGCAAGTACGCCAACAAGGAAGTCGCTGGCCCTTCGGCACCGTTCCACATCCTGAAGTGGATCAGGCGCGCCGCAGGCGGAAAGCCAGTTCCGATGTTCATCGCAGGACCTGGGCGAAACGCGCCGGAGCCATCGCGCCTGACGGGCGCCGAGAAGTCACGGCGCTACCGCGCGCGTCGGAAGGTGTGTAGCGATCCGTTCGCGACGGCGCGCGGATTGGTCGAGGTGCCAGACATCGGGGCCGGTCGCGTCTACTGCCAGCCCATGAACGTGACGGACGACGTCGAAGAGGCAGCCTGATGGAGCGCCTCATTCTGGATGGCCGTATCGCCGACGTGCCAGCCGGCCATCCGGTCGCGCTGCAGTGGCGCGAGGGCTACGCGGTGCTCGCGGCATTCGGCCGACGCGCACACTGGTTCCGGCGCGAGCCGCCGCGCGCGGTGTCGATCGACGGTGTGCCGATGCTGGTCACGCCGGTGTCAACGGCATGCGGGCACGTCCGCTTCGAGGTCGGGCCGTCCGGGCTGCTCGAGCGTGGCGAATTTGAAGTTTGTCAGCGCTGCGCGGCGGCGCGAGGGGAGGGATCGTGAGCGGATTCGTAATTCAACTCGGCGCCGATGGCGTCTACACGAAGCAGGGCGGCCCTGCGCTGCAGCCGCAGCAGGCGGTGCTGCTCGCCGAGGGGCTGTTCGCGCTGCCCCAGTACTACGAGGAATCCCGCGGCGACGTGCTGGTCGCGCGCGAGTGGCGAATTCCATTCGGCTTCGGGCACTTCCTCGTTCGCGAGTTCCTGCCGGTGAACGAAGCGCCGAAAGCGGGGTGGCCGTGGTAGCGCGACTTATCGGCATCCCGAAACTGCTCACCTTTCGCAGCGAGCGCCTGCGCCGCGCCGTGACGACGCTCCCGTGCATGCAGTGCGGCATCGAAGGCTACACGCAGGCCGCACACGCGAATTACGGGAAGGCCGGCGCGCTGAAGGCGAGTGACGCCGCGATCGCCGCGCTATGCGCCGACCGGCCCGGCGTGCGCGGTTGCCACGCGCTGCTCGATCAGGGTGGCGCACTCCTGAAGGACGAGCGCCGCGCGTTCGAAATGGAGATGGTGGCGAAGACCTATATCGCGCTGATGGAGCGCGGCCTACTGGAGATAGCGAAGTGATGAAACGCCTGTACATGATGTCGCCGGCCGAATACGAGCTGTTCACGCAGCAGTGCAACCCGCCGCCGCTGCTTGTCGTACAGAGCAGCGGCGAGGTGTGCTGGAACCGGAACGCGGCTGCCGAGGCTTTCTGGACCGCGCTCGGTGAAGTGCACGGCTTCGACTGGACGACAGCTGAGCCGTGCGAAGGGATGCACGTCGCGTACTTCTGGGCCACTGCGAAGGAGGCGTCATGACGTGCATTGTTGCTCTACGGCACGCGGGCCGCGTATACATGGGCGCAGATTCGGCCGGCGTTGCAGGTCTGATGCTCCGTGAACGCGCCGACCCGAAGATTTACCGCGTCGGGCCGTTCCTGATTGGCTTCACGTCGTCGTTTCGGATGGGGCAGTTGCTGGGTCACAGCCTGAAGGTTCCCGAGAAACCCGACGACATCGACGCGTTCGTGTTCATGTGCACGACGTTCGTCGAATCCGTGCGCGCATGTTTGAAGGCGGGAGGTTACGCAGGCCGCGAGAATGATCGCGAGTACGCCGGCACGTTCTTATGCGCGTATCAAGGGAGAGTGTTCCGCGTGGAAAGCGATTACCAGATCGGCGAGACCGGATTTGGCTTCGACGCGTGCGGATGCGGCGAGGAGATCGCGCTGGGTTCCCTGTTCAGTACGGGCGGCGCGCCGGCGACTGACCGCGTGCGGCTCGCGCTGCGCGCCGCGCAGGCTTTCTCTGCAGGGGTGCGCGAGCCATTTCTCATAGAGGTGGCTCCATGAGCGCGGCCGCGCCGGCGTACGTGCCGCTGACCGATGACGAATGGAAGGCGGTCGAGCACGTGTTCAGCACGTACGTGTACCAGCTCGACGCGCCGTCGCGATTCAGCGACAGGGTCTACCTCGACGCCATCCTGCACGCGATGACGATCGGGTGCGCGTTCTCGGCGTTGCCCCAGAACCTTGGCTACCCGAAGCGGCAGGCGCTGTGTCGCCGTGCAGTATCGATGCGTTTATCAATGGCGCTTCCGAAGGCGATCGCAATCCTGCGACGCGGCGGCCGCCCGCTGCCCGAAGAGGAGCGGCACGAGCCCGAACCGCCAGCCGCAGGCGGCGCGCCGCGCATGTTCGGCGCGGCTGCGGCGATAGAAGCGATGCAGGCAGCGGCGCGCGCACGGCTGATGCGCGGGCTGCCGCCGGACTGGAGGGACGACGATGCCTGACCGACTCTTTCATGCGTTTATGCTGCGCTCGCCCATGGTCTGGGCGTCCGTTGTGCAGGTGGTGAAGGCGCACGCGCAGGCGTGCATCGACCGCGGCAAGCCGCTCATGGTGATCGTCGCGAGCCCGGACCATGACGCGCTCGATTCGCAGCGCGCGTTTTGGCATGGCGTCGTGCTGCCGCGGATTGCCGAGGAAGTACCGGACGACGACGGCGAACTACAGCCGGCGACGTACTGGCACGAGAAGCTCGTGCTCGAATTCCTCGGCATGGCCGAGACGGTGAGCGAAGGCGGGAAGATCCGGCGCGCGCGCCGCTCGACCGCGCGCGGGAAGATCACGATCGGGGAGTATGCCGACTTGATCACCCGGACGCAGGCATGGGCCGCGCAGCGCGGCGTCGAATGGGACTGATGGGAGCAATGACATGTTCGGATGGCTGAAACGACTCTTTTTGGACGCGCCGGTTCGAGGCTATCAACCGAAGCGGATGATCATCGGCGCACATCCTCCGCTTCCGCAGATACGAAGCGAACGGCCGTCGACGGCGAGCATGTTTACCGAGCGGAGTTCAACTCCGTCGACCGATTGGGATGTAGCGGAACAGGCATTCGGACTCGACAGCATCACCGAGCTGCGCGCGCCTGATCTGGGGCGGGTGGAATACCGATTCCTCGGCATGACCGGCGAGGAGGACGCGTGACGCGGCGACGGAAGGACGAAGGCGAACGCTGGACCTATCGTGATCCGCAGGACGTATATGCGCGCCGAGAAGAAGGCGATAAACGAGCGGCGGCGCGCACGTGTGCTGGCTGTCGAAACTTGCTGAAATCGCCATTCGGTGGTCCGGAAGTGGCATGTGATATTCGTGCGCGCCGACCATCGAAGTGTATTGAGGACAGCCGCCGATGCGACAGATACGCTGTTCGGCCAATTGTTATTCAATGCAACGCCAAACCAAAATAGAGCCATCATGGACGCCATCTTCCGCTCAACCCAGCAAGCCCTTCACGTCGCCTACCTTGTGATGTCGGAGCCCGTCCGCGAGAAGAACGGCCTCCGGCTGACGCTGATCCGGATCATCGAATCGCTCGGCACGCTGAACAAGCGCCAAGCCGCGTTCCTCGACTATCTGTACGGCAGCGCCGACGGCACCGTGAACTTCGCCGGCCTCTCGCCGCTCGAGGTGCGCGGCCAGTGTGCGATGATCACTGCGGCCGTGATGCATCAGTTGCCGCCAGCCGAGCGATACGCGATATGGGTACGGTACGCGCGAGGCACGCAGCGCAAGGAGGGCGTTATCTGGATGTCGAAGAAGCTGCGAGCCACGTTGAACATCACGAACCTGAACGCAGTGCGCTACTTGGTCGCCGAGCAGTCGCTGCCGAAGGACGCGCGCGATCCGGAGAAGACGTTCAAATACATTTCCGATCAGACAGGAGTGTCGATCCGCACGCTTGAGCGCGCCGCCGCTCGGATTCGTACGCACATGCGCACCCTCGAAAACAGAGCATACAACGTCCTTACACCGATGTTCATGCGAGACAGCGTGATCCCACCATCTATGCGAGAAGAAGAGGTGAGTGCTTGAGAAAATCCAGAAGTCCTTGTGCATCAAGGCTTTGCACGATCTTTCCCTATGCAAAACTGGCGGACTGGTGTATCGTATAAGTCAATCTAGGCTACGAGCCACTTAGAAGGCCCGCGTGACGCAAGTCTGCGGGCCTTTTTCTTTTCCATCAGAGGTTCTGACATGTCAGACATCGCTGCAACCCCCGACGCTGCGGGTGCAATGAATAGTGCCGCAGACGCACTAGCTGAGGCCGCGCCAGCATTGAATGAGCCGCTGAGTACCGATACCGTACCGGCCGGCGAACAGATCGCCAGTGGCGAGGTCAGCCTGCTCGCCGATACGGCCACCGTGGTCGCCGTGCCACTGCTGCCCCGCGTCGAGCAGCTCGGTCGCCGCGCGTTCGAATCCGGCCAGACGGACGAGCACAACCTGATGGCGTGGCTGTACCAGCACATCGACGCGCTGAAGCGCGCGATCGCCGGCGCGCCGGGCCTGCCGCTGTCGGACGAGGCGAAGGCGCTGATCGCCGAGATCGGAGGCCTGCTTTGAGACACGGCATGATCCTGCCGGCCGACGCGCTCGGGTATGACGACCTGACCGAGTTTGGACGCGTGACGATTGAGCGCGGCGCGGGCGGCATCGTGATTATGGTCGACGGGTTCGAGTTCACCGAGGCGCAGAGCTGCCGCACGCATACCGCGAAGGCGATGGCGTGGGCGCGCGACGTGCTGGCGACGGCCGTCGTCGCGCAGCAACTGGTTCCGGGCGGCGGGATCATGACGTGTCTCGGTGTCGACCTGGAGGAGTTGGAAGCCGAACGCTCAGATCACTCGCAACAAGACACCGCGGCGCGCCGACCCAATCCGGCGGACGGCGCGCCGAAGCCGCCAGGTCACAACCCGATCGGATAACCATTGGCGCCGCGCAGGCGGCCGTCTGCCTCACGAAACGAGGCGCTTTCACGCATGGTGGCTTAGACGATCGCATGGGCGGGATGGCCTAGGTGATGCGAGACGGGTTGCTCCCGAGCCGCCAGCCGTGAGAGCGAATTGCGCGGGCTGACGCGCACTGAATGATCGTATGTCGAGCGTCAAGCCGACCGAAACGCTATGTGGCGGACGAGTGGGTCGGTAACGTCGGGACCGGGGTTGAGGCCAACCGGTGAAACCTCGAAAAGCCGGAGATCAGTGCCGGCCGCTCTCACCGTGTCTCCTCTCGTTCGATGAGCGAGTTCGCCCGCACCGGGAAACCGGTCGCGGGCTTTTTGTTTTCCATTCCGCCATGGCTGCAAAGAACGTCGACTGGATTGCGATCGAAGGTGCGTACCGCGCCGGCGTCGATTCGCTGCGCACCATAGCCGGTGCGCACGGACTGTCCGAGGCGGCGATCCGGAAAACTGCGAAGAAGAACGGCTGGAGCCGCGACCCAACAGGGACGAAGCGCGCGATCGTGAACGCGCGCATGGCTTCCAGTTCGCAGGGTGCGCAAGGCGGTACGCAAGAAGGTGCGCAGTGCGCACAAGAGCAGATCGCTGCCGCGGCGAATGACGACATTCGCGACATGGAGCGCGGACTGAAGGTTCACCGCCTCTGCCTGATGGCGCTCGAAAAGGCGGCCGAAGAGGCGACCGAGCCGAAAGAGATCAAGGTGATCACCGAGGCTGCGTCGCTGGCAATCACTGGCATCCGGAAGATCCGTGGCCTCGACACTCCCACCCCGGCAGACGCCGCCGATATCGACGCAGCCATCGAAGCAGAGCTGGCGCAGCTGGAGCGCCGCCGACAAGTTGGCGCTCCTGCAGACGCTGAAGGCGAGGAACCGGCTTAACTGGCAGCCGCTTCCCGGGCCGCAGTCGCTGGCCTATGACTGCAAGGCGGACATCGTTCTGTACGGCGGCGCGGCCGGCGGCGGCAAGACTGATCTGGCGCTCGGCAAGGCGCTGACGCGGCACCAGCGTGCGCTAATCCTGCGCCGCGAGTTCCCGCAGTTGGAAAGCATGATCGAGCGGTCGAAGGAGATCTTCGACCCATACGGCACGTTCAACGAAGGGAAGGCGTTCTGGCGATGTGAGTTCGGCGGCAAGCGGCAGGTGATCCGGTTCGGCTCGGTGCAATACGAGAAGGACCTGAAGAAGTATCAGGGCCGGCCGCACGACCTGCTCGTGTTCGACGAGGCGGCGAACTTTCCAGCCGCGTTCGTTCAGTTCCTGTCCGCCTGGGTACGGTCGGAAGACCCGAAGCAGAAGTGCCAACTGCTGCTCTGTTCGAACCCGCCGACCGATCCGGAAGGAGACTGGCTGCTCGAATGGTTTGCGCCGTGGCTCGATCCGAACCACCCGCGCCCGGCCGCGCCCGGCGAGCTGCGCTGGTATATCGTGGTCGGCGACGAGCACATCGAGGTCGACGGCCCTGCGCCGATCGAACGCGGCGGCGAGACGTACACGCCGCAGTCGCGCACGTTCATCCCGGCGCGCGTGACGGACAACCCGTATTACGCCGGCACCAGCTATGTCGCGCGGCTGCAGGCGCTGCCCGAGCCGCTGCGCTCGAAGATGCTGAAGGGCGACTTTGCGGCGGGCCGCGAGGACAGCGCGTTCCAGGTGATCCCGAGCGCGTGGGTGAAGGCCGCGCAGGAACGCTGGAAGCAGCGCGAGAAACCGACCGCGCCGATGACGGCGATTGGCGTCGACGTCGCGCGCGGCGGCAGCGACAAGACGGTCGCGACGCCGCGGTTCGATAACTTCTTCGACACGCCAGTCTGCGAGCCCGGGCAGTCGACGCCGAACGGCAGCGCTGTCGCCACGCTGGTGATCAACTTGCGCCGCGATGACGCAACCGTGAACATCGACATTGGCGGCGTTGGCACCTCGCCGTACGACGTGCTCGCCGAGAAGATCGGGATGAAGGCGGTCGCGATGAACGGTTCCGAAGGCTCCGACGCGCGGGACCGTTCCGGCCAACTCGCGTTCGTGAACGCGCGGGCCGAGTGGTATTGGAAGTTGCGCGAGGCGCTCGACCCCGATCAGGGCGACGACCTTGCGATCTACCCGGATCCGGAAGTGCTGTCCGACCTGACCGCGCCGAAGTGGAAACTGACCGCGCGCGGCATCCAGATCGAGGCGAAGGAAGACATCATCAAGAGGATCAAGCGGTCGCCGGACAAAGGCGACTCGCTGGTCTATGCCCACGCGATCAAGATCGCGCCGGGTACCGGGCTGTTCGCGTTCATGCAGCAGCAGGCGGCCGATGCCGAGGCAGCGAAGAAAGCCGCCAGCGGCAACAAGTAACCCATCTAGGAGTAGGAGATGCCTGACGGCGGCAAGGAAACCCCCATCGATAGCGCGATGGTAGGGCGCGCCACGGGCCAAACGCCGAACTACGGCGGCGTCGATTCGCGCTACGTGATCCAGGGCGCGACGACTGCATGGATGTCACCGGGCCCGGGTCTGCCGCCGCTGACCGAGTTCCCCGGTGCCCAGACGCGCGGCCGACAGTTCGATTTCCCGGTCAACGTCAACCTGATCCCGCGTGCGCGGACGTACGAGCAGGTTTCGTTCGACCAACTGCGCGCGCTGGCGGACAACTGCGACATCCTCCGGCTCGTCATCGAGAACGAGAAGGACAATCTCGCCGCGCTGAAGTGGAAGTTCAAGCCGATCGACACGAAGAAGAAGCCGGACGACCGCTGCAAGCAATTGACCGCCTTCTTCCAGATGCCTGACAAGGAACACACGTGGGACGAGTGGCTGCGCATGCTGCTCGAGGACCTGTTCGTCATCGACGCGCCAACGCTGTACCCGCTGAAGACGAAAGGGGGCGACGTGGCGCCGAGCGGCACTCTCACCGACTGGTACGGCTTCGAGCCGATGGATGGCGCGACGATCAAGCGCTTCATCCTACCGAATGGCCGCACGCCGCTTCCGCCGAACCCGGCGTATCAGCAGATTCTGAAGGGCATCCAGGCGACCGATTACACGCGCGACGAGCTGATCTACCGGCCGCGCAATCCGCGCACGAACAAGATTTACGGGTATAGCCCGGTCGAGCAGGTGCTGACTACGGTCAATATCTCGATCCGCCGGTCGCTGAACCAGATGTCGTACTACACCGAGGGCAACGTGCCGGACCTGCTGTTCGGCGTGCCTGACAGCTGGCAGCCGGACCAGATCAAACAGTTTCAGATCTGGTGGGATTCGCTGACCGTCGGGCAGACGAAGAAGCAGGGACGCTTCATCCCGGGCGGTATCACGCCGCATGACACAAAGCCGCTTGCTCTGAAGGACGAATACGACGAGTGGCTGGCGCGCGTGATCTGCTTCGCGTTCTCAACCGCGCCTACGCCGTTCATCAAACAGATGAACCGCGCCACCGCCGATAACGCCAAGGAAGAGGCGAAGCAGGAGGGACTGCTGCCGCGGATGAACTGGATCCGCAACCTGGTCAACTACATCGTCTGGAAGTACTTCGGCTGGACAGACCTCGAATTTGACTGGGACCAGGCCGAAGAACTTGACCCGCTGATCGCCGCGCAGATCCAGGACCTCAAGGTCCGCAACGGCACGAAGTCGGTCGACGAGGCGCGCCAGGAAGATGGCGACGACCCGATCGGTATGGGCAATGCGGTCTACACGGCGACCGGCCCCGTCGGGGTGATGGACTTCGACAAGCAGCAGGAAGAGAAGCAGCGCGCCGCGGCGGAAGCGTCCGCCGCCGCTGCGCATGCCGGCGGCGCACCGCGCGCGCCCGGCAAGGAGCCTCCCGATGACACGCCTCCCAGCGACAAGCCTGCGCCTTCTGCACCGGAAGACAAACCGGAGCCTGCTGATAAGCACGCTCATCCGGTCGTCGAAAAAAAAAAGTCCCTGACTGGTACTGATCCGGACGCGCCGCAGATCGAGAGTGGCACGGAGGCGCTGACCGCGATCCTTGAACCGTTCCTCGAGGCGCAGGCCAGCGCGATCGCCGCGCAGCTCGCCGCCACGCTCGGCCTCGGGAAGATGGCCGAGGACGATCCGAAATTTCGCGCCGACGAGGCGCTCGACAAGGTCGACTTCACCGACTGGGGCGACCTAGCGAAGCCGGTCGAGGACGAACTCGTGCGCGTGGCGGTTGCCGGCGGCACTGAAGCGCTCAAGCAGCTCGACCTGTTCGGCGACGAGACGAAGGACCAGATGACGCAGCACGCGACCGCATGGGCGCACGAGCGCGCGGCCGAGATGGTCGGCATGAAGTGGGCCGACGACGGCTCGCTGATCCCGAACCCGAACGCGAAGTGGCAGATCACGCAGGGCACGCGCGAGCTGATCCGCGGCACGGTGACGGACGCTGTCCGCGGCGGATGGAGCAATGACCGGCTCGCGTCGGCGCTAAAGGAGAGCACCGGCTTCTCGTCCGACCGCGCGAAGACGATCGCGCGCACCGAGTCAGCGTTCGCCGACACGGCCGGGAACATCTCCGGCTGGAAGGCGAGCGAGGTCGTCGAGGGCAAGCAGTGGAAGGTCGCGCCGGGCTGCTGCGACTTCTGCGCGCAACTCGACGGCGAGGTGGTCGGCCTCGACGAGACGTTTTCCGACGGCAGCACCGGCGCGCCGGCGCACCCGCGCTGTCGCTGCGTGACGCTGCCCGTCCTCAAGAAATCCTGAATCACCACCGGCGCCCCGCCGAAACACTGGAGAAAGCGATGTCACTGAGCCTGTTTGCCCGTCTCACGAAAGTGGACGAGGAAAAGCGCCTGGTGTACGGCCGCGCGACGGAGGAAGTCGTCGACCGTTCCGGCGAGATCATGGATTACGCCACGTCGAAGCCATACTTCGAGAAGTGGTCCGGCGACGTCGCGAAGGCGACCGACGGCAGGTCGGTCGGAAACCTGCGCGCGATGCACAGCAACATCGCCGCCGGCAAGCTGACCGCGATCGACTTCCTCGACGAGGAGAAGGCGATCGACATCTGCGCGAAAGTGGTCGATGACGCCGAGTGGGAGAAGGTGCTCGAAGGCGTCTACACCGGCTTCTCGATCGGCGGAGACTACGTAAAGCGCTGGGCCGACGCCGAGCTGAACGCTCGCCGCTTCACGGCAGACCCGTGCGAAATCTCGCTGGTCGATTTGCCGTGCGTGCCGACGGCATCGTTCTTCAGCATCGAGAAGGCAGACGGCTCGGTGATGCAGAAGGCGTTCAAAGCGCCGGAGCCGGTCACGGCCGACGCGTTCTCGGACGAAGTCGCGGCGCTCGCGAAGGCTGGCGACCTGTCGCTCGACGAGATGCTTGATGCGATCCGGAAGGCGAAGGACGACAAGAAGAAGCCGTACGGCGACGTGAAGTATGCGGACGAGAAGAACAGCAAGTACCCGATTGACACGGAAGAGCACATCCGTGCCGCTTGGTCGTACATCAACAAGGAGAAGAATGCGGCCGAGTACAGCGCCGACGAGCTGAAGACGGTCAAGGACCGGATCATCGCCGCGTGGAAGGACAAGATCGACAAGGATGGGCCGCCGTCGGCCGCCGACAAGTGGGCCGAGCCGGTTCTCACGAAGGGCGGCAAGCCGGTGATCGTCTCGCCCGACAATCTGACGCTGGCGGCGCGCCTCGCGCTGCACAAGGGCATGTACAGCGTGTCGTCGCTGGCGAATCTGCTTGCGTCGATCAGCTACCTGCAGCAGTCGAGCGCGCGCGAGGAAGCAGCAGAGGGCGACAAGACCTCGACGCTCCCAGATGACCTGATGGATTGGCTGAAGCAGGGCGGCGAGTTGCTGACCGCGATGGTCGCCGAGGAAGTCGCCGAACTGACTGAAGATGACGGCATGGTCGACTCGCCGTGCGTCTACTACTTCGAATGCGCGACCGCGGTCGAGAACCTGCATAAGGCCGTCTCGGCGCTCGGCGGGGATCACCTGCACGAGTCGTTCGAGAAGGTGCTGGCGAAGGCCGGCGCGCGCAACAGCGGCGCGGACATGGCGCGGATCCAGAAGGCGCACGACCTGATGGGCGAGCTCGGCGCGAAGTGCGCGAAGGACGCCGACGAAGACATGGACGCCGAAAAAGCCGCCCACGCCGAGACGCTGAGCAAGCTCACGGCGGCCGGCGAGTCGGTCACGAAGCTGACTGCAGATCTCGCCACGGCGACTGAACAGGTTGCGAAGGCAGCCCTTGAGCGCGACGAGCTGACGAAAGCCGTCGCGACGCTGGCTGGCGAGCGCGACACGCTCCAGAAGCAATTCGACGAGCAGGCTGCGCTGGTCAAGAAGCTGAGCGAGACACCGGTCGATCCGAAGGGCGCACTGAACAGCGTCGCGGTCGCAATCGGGAAGAGCCACGATTTCGTCGCCGGCGAGCAGCAGGAGGAAGTCGAACCCGTACGAAAGGCGGACGGCAGCATTGACGAAGCAGCTACCGCAATCAAGAAGGCCCGACGGAATGGCGGTGTGATCGTCTTCCGCGGTTGATCCACTCCAGGAGTTTCCCATCCACCCATAACCCGCCGGCATAGCCCGGCAATCCGTCACACCACGAAAGGCCCGCCATTGCGCGGGCCTTTTTCATTGGAGTCGAAGAAATGGACGCGAAGACGATTCAAGAAACGCTGGAGCTGGTCAAGGGCCAATACGGCTTGGGCAAGACGATCACCACGGCGAACAACCTGGTCGCGTACGACCTGCAGGCACCGGCGAAGAACCTGTACCCGGTCGTGACGCCCCTCCGCAACAAGATCGCGCGCGTGCCCGGGAAGGGCGGCGTGGCGACGAACTGGCGCACCGTCAAGGCGATCATCGGCTCAGGCTACGACTCGTCGCCGTGGGTTCCGGAAGGTCAGCGCTCGGGCCGCATGTCGTACAACACGGCACCCGTCGCCGCGAACTACGTCACGATCGGCGAAGAAGACGGCGTGACGTTCGAAGCCGAACACGCGGGCGAAGGCTTCGAGGACGTCAAGGCGACGATGGCGATGCGCTTGCTGCAGAAGACGATGCTGAAGGAAGAAAACGCGATCCTCGGCGGCAACAACTCGTTGGCGCTCGGCGTGCCGACCGCGCCGACGCTGTCGGCCGCCGGTTCGGGCGCGACGCTGCCGGCCGCGACGTACAGCGTGATCGTCGTCGCGCTGACGCTGGAAGGCTTCATCAACAGCTCGGTCGCGAACGGCGTCGCCACGCAGAAGACCGTCACCGGTGCCGACGGCCAGACCTACGTCGTCGCTGGCGGCTCGTCTAACCAGTCGTCGAACACCACGCAGGCGGTCACGCTCGGCCAGACCCTGTCGGCGACGGTCCCGGTCGTGAACGGTGCGGTCGCGTACGCCTGGTACGTCGGTACCGCTGGCGCGGAAAAGCTGCAGGCGATCACGACGATCAACAGCGCGACGTTCTCTGCGCCGCTTTCGAGCAGCACGCAGGCCGCGACGGCGATCACGGCCGACAACTCGACGAACCCGCTGGCGTTCGACGGGCTGCTCACGACCGCGTTCAAGCCGGCGAACGGCGCGTACGTGAAGGTGATGCCGACGGGCACCGCCGGCACCGGCACGCCGCTGACTGCGTCGGGCCGCGGTTCGGTGGTCGAGATCGACCAGATGTTCAAGACGATGTGGGACACGTATCAGCTCGGCGCGACGGTGATCTACGTCAACTCGCAAGAGCAGATGAACATCACCAGCAAGGTGCTCAACAACTCGAGCGGCCCGCTGCTGCGCTACAACCAGCCGGCCGCCGGGAAGGAACCGTACGCGATCACCGCGTCGGGTGTCGTGACGTTCTACTTCAACCCGTTCACGGCGAATGGCGGCCAGCTCATTCCGGTGATGCTGCACCCGAAGGTCCCGCCGGGCACGATCATCGCTTGGTGCGAAGAGCTGCCGCTCTGGTACCAGAACAACGAAGTCAGCAACGTGGCGGAAATCCACTGCCGCAAGGATTACTACCAGCTCGACTTCCCGATCGTGACGCGTATGTGGCAGTCGGGCGTGTACGCGGAAGAAGTGCTGGCGGTGTACGCGCCGTTCGCGATGGCGATCATCACCAACATCGCAAACGGCTGATCGAGCAGCGACGTAGTAGCGCGAGTTGGCCCCGGCTTCGGTCGGGGCCTTTTTTCTTCCACGAGGTCCGTCAGCATGGCCAATAACGCTCAGGCGGTAACGCCATCGGACAGCACGCCGTTGCCGGCCACGGCGTATCTGTCCTTCACGAACAGCGGGACGCAGGTTCTCGTCATCGACACCGTCGGCGGAGAAACGAACGTGTCGATCACACTGCCTTCCGGCATGTATCCGATCCGCGCGACGAAGGTGTATGCCGCGAGCACGGTGACGAACATCGTCGCGTACTGGGATTGACGGGAGAACGACATGGCGAAGTTCAAGGCGCCGAAGAATTTCGGCAGCATCACGCACGGCGGCGAGACGTACAAGGCCAGCAAGGGCGGCGTCATCATGCTGCCTGACGATTTCTCTGCCGAGGTGGCAGCCGCGCACGGCATTGTGCTGACCGATGACGCGCCGGCGGACGAGCCGGGCGGCGAAGGCGACGCCAGCACCGCGGCAGCGGGCGAAGGCATGGGAGCATAACGTGGCGGCCGGCGATCTGACGACGCTCGCGAACGCGAAGCAATGGCTGAACGTGCCGAGCACCGTGACGGGCGACGACGCGATGCTCACGCGCTTGGTTTCGGCCGCGAGCCAGTTCGTGCAGACATACCTGAACCGGACGATCGCCTCTACCGCCTACACCGAGAAGCACACCGGCAGCGGCTCGAACACGCTCGCACTGCCGAACTACCCGATCACCGCTGTCTCGTCTCTCGCGATTCGCGGTGTGCCGATCGCGGCGTCGCCGGACGGCGTACAGGTCGGCTATACGTTCGACGATCGCTTCCTGTACCTGATCGGCAACGTAGGTTTCAGCTCGTTCCCGAACGGGACGGACGGCCATTTCCCGAAGTGGCCGCCGCTCGGCGTGCAGGTTTCGTACACCGCCGGCTTCGCGTCGACGCCGTTCGACATCGAGCAGGCCGTGCTCGAGCTGATCGGCCTGAAGTACTCGGACCGCAACCACTTCGGCCAGGTTAGCAAGTCGATCAATGGTGAGGTGGTTTCGTTCTCGGTCGCCGACATGCCGGCTGGCGTGCGGACGATCCTGAACAATTATCGGAAGGTCATCCCGGTATGAAGATCGACGCGAAAGTTACAGGCGAATCGGTCGTCACCGAGCGCATCGGACGGATCACGCCCGGAATTCGGACCGCGCTCGAGCGCAAGATTCAGGATCTGGCGATTCGCCTGCAGCGCCACGTCGTGACCGACAAGCTCGCGGGCCAAGTCCTAAATGTGCGCACCGGTCGCCTCTGGAGGTCGATCAATCAAGCATTGGTTGAAAGCTCGGACCGGCAGTCGATCACGGCCGTCGTGAGCACTGCGGTCGAATACGCCGCGATTCATGAGTACGGCGGCATCATCCATCGCATGTCGAATCCGGGCGTCGTTCGGCTTCGCACCGATGCACAAGGGCGTCTGCTCAGAAATGCGCGAGGCGGCGCAATCTTCGCGAAGAAATCGCACAAGCGTGCTCGTGAGGTGGCGTTCGCATCTGCATACGTCACAGACGACTTCGGGAGCCAGGTCGGCGTGCCGAAGGCATACGACATTGTCATGCCGGAACGTTCGTTCCTTCGCTCGGCGCTGAAGGACATGCGACCCGAGATCCTCGCCGGTATCCGCGAGGCGGTCGCGCGCGGGGTGCGGCGATGACGCGCGAGCCGATTTATGCGGCGCTCTTCGCAAAGCTCTCGACCATTCCGGGGCTCGTCACGACGTCGCGTCGCCTGCGTCACTGGGCCGACGTGCAGGCGGTCGAGCAGCCGGCGCTGTTTCAGGTGCAGAAGCGCGAGCATCAGCAGCCGCGCAAGGGGTTGCCCGCGAAGGTGTCGCTGCAGTGCGAGATCTATCTGTACGTGAACACTGGGAACGACATGGACGTGACGCCGGCGACGACGCTGAATCCGCTGATGGACGCGATTGAGGCTGCGCTCGCGCCGGATCCGCTAACGGGATTCCAGACCCTCGGCGGCACGGTATCGCACTGCTGGATAGAGGGCGAGATTGTCACTGACGAGGGGATGCTCGGCCCGCAGGGCGTCGTGATCATCCCCGTGAACATCCTGACGAACAACTGAAGGAGCGCGACATGGAAGACGCAAACCTGCATCTGGCCGGTGACGAGCCCGGCGCGACGATGGCCGTCGAAATTGCGGCGCCGCTGACCACTGCCGCGCTCGACCCGCACATCGACGCGCTGATCGAGGCGTGGTTCCGCGCCAATTTCCACGACTCCATCGTGTCGCGCGACACCGCGACGTTCAACCACGTGCGCGCCGCCGTCGACGCGCTGAAGAAGGAGCTCGCCGCACCGGCGAACGCCTGACCCGCCTTTCCGCAGCACCGCCCGGCCGGCTCGTTGAGTCGGCCTTTTTTTTGCCCACTTGGGCGACTAAAGGAGCACCACCATGTCTCAATATGGCTTCGGCGCCGGTTCCTTCTGGGGTGTCCAGACGGGCAACGCCAACCCCACGCCGAACCGATTCGGCGCTCTCCAGTCCTGCGACGTCAGCTTCGACGCCACGGTGAAGGAGCTGTTCGGTTCCTACCAGTTGCCTCTCGCAATCGGCCGCGGCACGATGAAGGTGTCCGGCAAGGCGATGGCCGGTCAGTTTCAGGGCCGCGTGCTGTCGGATCTGTTTTTCGGGATCTCGAAGAGCGTCGGTCAGACGCTCATCTCCGACAACGAGGCGGGCACGATCCCTGGCACCGGCCCGTACACCGTCACGGTTGCGAACTCGGCCGGCTGGGTGACGGATCTCGGCGTGAAATACGCGGCCACCGGCCTGCCGCTGACGCGCGTCGCGTCGGCACCGGCCACGGGGCAATATTCGGTGGCCGCCGGCGTCTATACGTTCGCGGCGGCGGATACGGGCCTCGGCGTCGGCATCAGCTACACGTACACGCCGACGAGCAACACGGTCGGCGAAACCGTGACGATGACGAACCAGTTGCTTGGCACGGCGCCTTCGTTCAAGTCGGTGGTCTCGCAGGTGTTCAACAGCGAGCGCGTCACGCTGACGCTGAACCAATGCGTTGCCACGAAGTACACGTTCAGCACGAAGCTCGAGGACTTCAACATCCCCGAATTCGACTTCAGCGCATTCGTCGATTCGAGCAACACGCTCGGCACGATCTGCCTCGGCGAGGCGAGCTGACATGGACCAGGCCTCGAAGAAGCTGATCTATCAGAACCTGGCGTGCGGCATCACGCCCGAGGCCCAGGCAGCCGCGCTCGGCTGTTCAGTCGAGGAAGTCGAGCGCGTCTTCCGTGCCGTCGGCCTCGCGTTGGCGAACTGGCAGTTGAAGGAGACGGTGCCGTACACGCCGTGCCAGACGCGCACCGCTGCGCTCCAGAACCGAAAAGTGATCCTGCAATTCCTCGACCAGCTCGACATCGACAGCATCGAGATCGAGTACCACCGTATTACCGCGCGTCGCTGCGCGGTGGAGAACTGACCCATGAAGAACCCAGTGACGATCGGCGGTCGCGTGCTGCCGGTCCCGCCTGCATCGCTGAAGAGCATCAAGCGCTGGCTGCACGCGCAGCAAGAGTACCGAGACGGAACCATCGAGTATCTCGACGAACTGTCCGAATTCATCGGCGCGACGCTGACGCGCGAGCACGGCGGTACGCCGGACCTCGATCGCGACTGGATCGATTCTGTCCTCGACGAAACGACGATTCCCGTCGTGCTGCGCGCGATCTACGCGGCCGGGAGGATCGAATCGGGGGAAGGGGAGCCGGCGCAGAGCACCTCGACTGGGACGAGCTCTACGCCGATCTGATTCTCGCGACGGGCTGGACGGTGGAGTACATCGACGAACTCGATCTACCCCGCGTCGAAGCCCTGTACCGCGGTTTCATGAAGCATCCACCGTTGCACTGGTGCGCTGCCGCTTTTGTGAAGTTCAAGCCGCGCGCCGGCACCCAGGCTGATCCGGCCGGCGGCGGCAAGCCTTCCGAGATGTTCGCCTCGCTGGGCGGCCGATTGCTGGACGAGTGAGAGGAACCCTTCCGTGTCTGACGAAAACCGCATTGACGTAGCGATCACCGTCACTTCCGACGGTGCCGAGCAGGGAGCATCGAAGGCAGCAGATTCGCTCACGCGTGCGATCGGGATGATCCAACGTGACCTGAATGATCTCGTGGCTCAGTCGCGTGCTACGACGTCAGCCATGACGCAAGGTTTCGGACAGATGAGTTCGGCTGTCGAAGCCGCCGCGAATCGCATGGTGCAGGCATCGCAGCGCGTGCGTACCGCGCACAAGGCCGAAGCCAAGGAAGCCGAGGAGACATCTCGCTGGACAGCCGCCTCCCGACGCGAACTGCTCGTGCTCGGCCACGAAATGGCGATGGGCAATTACAAGCGCTTTGCCGGATCGATCATGGTGCTCGGCGAGCAGATGGACTGGATGCACAAGATCATGACGCCGGCCGGTCTGGCGATTGGCGCAGTTGCGGGTACGATCGGTCTTTCAGCGGCGGTCACATACAAGGCTGCGGAAGCGATGGCCGACTACGGCGAGGCCGTCCACAAAACGTCGCAGGTGACCGGCGCATCCACCGACGCCATCCAGCAATGGGTGTTCGCTGCGCATGCCTCCGGCGTCAACGCGAAGGAAACCGTCGAGTCGTTCAGCAAGCTTGCCGACGTCCAGAACCGGGCCGTCCACGGCAACAAAGTAGCCGCCGAAGCTTTCGCCGCGCTCGGGATCTCGCTGAATACCCTCAAGACCAGCAGCCCCAACGACCTGCTGGCGAAGATCGCGGACGCCTTCCACAACTCGGCCGACGGCGCGGGTAAGGCGGCGGTCGCCAATGAGCTGTTCGGCGCGTCTGGTGCGAACCTGATCCCGCTGCTCGATCGTGGGTCGGCCGGCTTGGCGCAACTCGGTGCCGAGGCACGCAACGCCGGCGCCATCATCGGCGGCGAGACGATCGAACAGATGGCCGCGATGAAGGAGCAGATGGATCTCGCGCACGCCCGCATGGAAGCCATGTCCATGAGCGCTAAGACCGTGCTGCTGCCGACGATCCTCAACCTCACGTCGGCGCTCTCCGACAACGCGGCGCTGAAGCCGATCCTCGAGGACTTCTATCACGGAGTGTCGGACGTCGTGAAGAGCGCCGCATCTGCTCTTGCGACGCTAGTCGTCGGCGCCGAGCAAGCGGGTATCGCGATCTCGACTGTCGTGGCAGCCGCGAACCGCGCGGGAGCCGGTGACTTCTCGGGCATCGTCTCGACGGTGAAGTCAGGATTCCACGACATCGAGACAGCCGGCGATCACTACAGGACCTTCATCCAGAAGGTCTGGTCGGACACTGCCGCGCCGGCAACCGTGCACGGGGCGACGGGCTCCCATCAGATCGATTTCTCGAAGGGCATCCCGCGCGGAAACCACGGCGGCGAGGTCACGCCGACACGCGAGTACGCCTATGAGAACGCCCAGACGCAAGCTAAGCTCAACGCCCTGAAGGAGGATCTGAAGGCCGAGCAATCCGAGCTGGACCGATCCTACAAGCTGCAGGAGATTTCGCTCCGGGACTACTACCTTCAGCGCCTCGCTATCACGCTGAAGGGCATGGACGCCGAGCGTGCCGCAGTCAAGGAACAGCTTGACCAGACGATCGCTCTCGAAAGCCAAGCCCGGAACCCTGCGGAACGCTTGTCTCTGAAGACGAAAGAAGTCGAGATCAATGGGCGTCTTGCGGTGATGGACCGGCAGCGCGCGGCTGCCGCTATCCAGAGTTCGCAGCAAATGCAGGCCGCAATTGCTGCCGAGGCGAAGGGACTCGAAGATCTCGCCGCTAAACGCGCCAACGCCGGATTTGCTCAGGCGCAGCAGCGCGCGATGCTGGTGGCGCAGGAAGAAGTCAAGCAAGGACGCATGACGCAAGCGCAACTGCTTGAGCTCGAACGTCAATTCGAAGCGCAGAGGACCGAAGTCGCCATTCAGGCAGTTCAGCATCGACTTGATACGGAGAAGACGCTCACCGAGGTTCAGCAGCAGGAACTGCGCGATCAAAAGCTTCAGCTTGAGCAGGAAGGCCAGACCAAGCAACTCCAGCTTGCGATTCAGGCCAACGATGCGCAGTCGCAAAATGCAAAGCAAGCGGCTGATTCGATTGAGCAGGATTTCTCGCGCGCCTTCGCAAACTTCGCGGACCGTACTCAGACTGCCAAGCAGGCATTCGTCAATTTCATCGCGCAAATCGATCAAATGCTGTCCCAACTCGTCGCGAAGGACCTGTTCGGGAGGCTCACCAAGATGGATTTCGGCCAAGGATGGTCCATCAACTCACTGCTCCGTTCCGGGACATCCAAACTGTTCGGCGGTGACGCGGCCGGAACGACGGAAACCACGGCTCACACGATAGCGGTGACGGCCGATACGACCGGCATCACTGCGATGAGCGCAGCGGTGGCAGCCGCGACGGCCGCACTAACTGCATTCACTGCATCACTCGCTATGGGTGTTGCAGGCAAAGGAATGGGCGGCATCGCTGGCGCAGGCGGTGGCCTAGGCGGCCTGTTCGGCGAAGGAACCTCAGGTTCGAACGCATGGGGATTCACGATGCCTGGCGGCAGCGTGGGTGATGTCATGCCTTCGATAGGAGGCAACGCATGGGGATTCACATTGCCCTCGTTCGATGTCGGCACGCCGTACGTGCCGAACGACATGATCGCGCAGATACACCAGGGCGAGGCCATCGTGCCGGCCCACATGAACTCGCCGTACAGCGCCGGCGGCGGGGTGACAGTCACGAACCAGTTCGTGCTGCCCAACGGAGTCGATCTGCGCACGCAAAGCCAAATCGCCTCGATGGCTGGTATGGCAGTCCAGCAGGCGCTCAAGAGGAACGCTTGAAACTTCAACCGACTTTTAAGGAGAGGCAGCAATGAGCACGCTTTCTGGCAACTTTTTCGTCTTGAAGAACGTCGACTCCGACAAAATCCTGTGGCAGGGCATCGCCGCCAGCGCGACCGCGGCGATTGAGGCTGCGGTCGCCACGGGCGCTGACCTGAGCGGCATCGACATGTGCGGCTTCGACCTCACCGGCCTCAGCTGCGGCTGCGCCAAGATGGCCGGCGCCGAGTACAAGGGGGCGACGCTGCGGAACGCGAACCTCGCGGGCTCCGATTTCACGGGCGCGACGTTTGCCGGCGCCGACCTGCGCGGTGCCAACTTCGGCGGATGCGTCATGAAGGGCGCCAACCTCAGCGGCGCCATGGTCGACGAGGGCACCAGCTTCAAGGGCACCGAGTGGTAGGCGGCGCTGGCCGAGGCGCGCGGGGCTAGGCGGCATCAGTGGCTAACAGGGGCGATCCAAGCGGCGCTCAGAAGGAGTGACGAATGACATCAAATTTTCTGGAATCGCCCCGCTTCCCTGACGATCTGGCCGTGTGGGCCCGCGGTGGCGTGAGCTACAACACCGTGGTGACCAGTAGCACCAGCGGCCGCGAGCAGCGCAACGTGCTGTGGACGTTCGGGCGCGGCCAGTGGGATCTCCAGAACTGCTTCCGCACCAACGGTGGCGTTCTCGACCAGTACTCAGTGCAGACCCTGCGCAACTTCTTCCGCATCTGCAAAGGGCAGGCCTACGGGTTCAGGTTCCGCGACTGGACGGATTGGCTGGACGAGGGCAGCGGCCTGCTTGGACTGCCCGTCGGCAGCTACTCATCGTTCACGGCACCGTCGGGCGTGGGTGCGGGCGTCCCCGCCTACCAGATGTTCAAGCGCTACGCGGCGCCGCCGCTGGCCGACTACCGCCTCATAGGCAAACCACTGCTGACCTACGGCCTCAGCGGTGCCCCGACGCAGACGACGACGGTGTACAGGAACGGCTCCCCCGTCGTCTACGGGGTGTCGCCGGGGCAATGCGGGCTGGACACCACGACGGGCTTGGTGACGTTCGTCGCAGACAGCCAGGCCTTCACCTCCGGCTGGGTCGCGGGAACCACGACCAGCTTCTCAGTCGGCGCCGTGCCGCCCGGTTGGGCCGTGGGCAAGCTGCTGTACTTCACCGGCGTCACCGGCGACACCGGCGGCACGCTGAACAACCAGGCGGTGGCCATCACGGCCATCTCCGGGACCACGGTCACGGTGAGCGCTAACACCTCGGGCGACACGCTCGGCACGGGCACGGCGTATATGTACCCGCAGGCGTCGGACTCGCTCACGTGGGCCGGCGCCTTCGACACGCCATGCCGATTCAACACCGACCAGTTCTCGCCGCAGTTGGACGTCGGCTCGGGCGCGCTGTTCGGGTTCCAGTCCTTGGCCATCGTGGAGGTGAGGCTGTGAGGGGCGTCAGCGCCGCTATGTCCACGTGGCTCGCGGGCGACGTGCGGACGATCGCCACGTGCGTGCAGGTGACCCGCACGGACGCCACGGTGTGGGGCTTCACCGACCATGACGTGGACATCGCGTACAGCGGGGTCCTTTACCGCTCCACCTACGGCTACACGGCGTCGGCGGTCGAGTCGTCGGCTGACCTGTCCACGTCAAACTTGGAGATAGACGGGCTACTGGTTACGGGCGGCGGCGCGGTGACGCGCAGCGGCGTCGAGGCCGGCCTGTGGTCAAACGCGGCCGTGCTCATCTTCGTCGTGAACTACGCCGACCTGTCCATGGGCCAGATGAATCTCACCAGCGGCAACCTCGGCCAGTTCACGCTGCAGAACGGGGTGTGGAAGGCGGAGCTGCGCGGACTGGCGCAGACCATGCAACAGACGATAGGCGAGCAGTTCAGCACGACCTGCCGGGCCACCTTCGGCGATTCGCGCTGCCAGAAGGCACTCGGCCCGCTCACGTTCAGCGGGTCGGTGTCGGCCGTCACGGCGCAGTACCTCGCGTGGACCGACCCGTCGTTGACGCAGGCGGGCCCGACAGTGCCCTTCGTCGACAGCATGGGCAGGCGCGTGCCGACCACCGGGCCGTTCCAGATACAGATCGTTCCGCCGTCAGGGACCTTCGTCGCGAACTCCTCTGTTGCAGACAGCGCGGGCAACACGTGGACGGCCGTCGGCGGCTCTCCGAGCTCGCACCAGTACTCGGTGACCTCGGGCGGCTTGTACACGTTCAACGCCGGCGACGGCGGCGCCGAGGTCTTCATCAATTACACGTACGGTGTGGGCTATTTCGCGTACGGGAAGGTCACGTGGACTTCCGGGCAGAACACGGGCTACAGCATGGAGGTGCGCAACTCGTCCCCGGGCTCGGTCACGCTGGCCATGCCCATGACGTTCGCCATCGCACCCGGCGACGCTTATACGATCGTCGCCGGATGCGACAAGCAGTTCGGCACGTGCCGGGACAGGTGGAGCAACATCCTCCACTTCCGCGGCGAGCCATACATTCCGGGGCCGGACACGATCCTGCGCCCGCTTGGGGATTGAACGATGGTCACACGTCAGCAGTTTGTCGACGAAGCGCGGACGTGGCTCGGCACGCCGTACCGTCATCAGGGCCGCTTGAAAGGCGTGGCGGTCGACTGCGCCGGATTGGTCATCGGCGTAGCGAAGGCGCTAGGCCTATGCCCGTCAGACTACGACGTGGACGGCTATTCGAGGCGCCCGGATGGGACGCTCGCACCGATATGCGATTCCATGATGGACAGAACTCCGGTCGGGCGCGAGGGCGATGTGGTGCTCTTCCATTGGGAACGCGAGCCGATGCATCTCGGCATCCTCACGGCACCGCGGACCGTCATTCACGCTTATGCAGTGAACCGCGTGGTGTGCGAGCACGATATGGACGACAAGTGGTTGCGGTACGTCTGCCGCTATTACAGCGTGAAAGGGATTGAATAAATGGGCCAGGCAGTAGGTTCGCTCATCGGTGTGGCCGGAGCCGTCGTAGGCGGCTTGGTAGGCGGCCCGCTAGGCGCAGAACTCGGATTCATGGCCGGCTCTTTGCTTGGCGCCATCCTTTTTCCTCCGAAGGAGCCAGCGCCGTCCGATGTCCGCGTCCAGGACTCCGCTTATGGCAAGTTCATCCCGAAGGTGTACGGCCTGTACAGGCTCGCCGGCAACGTGATCTGGATGGGCACCCCGCACCAGCACAGCGCCGGCGGCGGCAAGGGGATGGGCGGCAAGGCTCAGCAGCCGTACGTGACCGTGAGCTTCGCGGTGGCACTCTGCCGTAACACCATCACCGGCGTGCGGCGCATATGGGCCAACGGAAAGCTCATCTATGACGTCTCGAACCCGGCAGACTTCCAGGGCGTGTCCGGCGCCAGCCAGATGGTGACCAACTTCACCGTCTATCCGGGCGACGAGAACCAGGTCGCCGACCCGACCATGCAAGCCGCTCTCGGCGCGGCGAACACGCCGCCCTACCGCGGCCTGGCCTACGTGGTGTTCAACGAGCTGAACCTGCAGCAGTGGGGCAACTATATGCCCTCTCTAACGTTCGAGGTGGCGACGAACATCGCCCCGGCCTACACCGGTGTCACGGCGTCATCGTACACCTACGCCACGGCCGACGGCACGCTGTTCATGGCGCCGAACCTGAACGGCCAGGGCGGCACCGCCATGGGGTACGGCTACTACCTCGGCTTCGAGGGCGTCAGGGTCATCAACCTCAACGCCTATGGCGCGCAGCAGCTGAAGTTCTTCCCGCCCGGCTCGTACGGGCACGGCGGCTCGGGGATGCCGTTCGGCTACTCGGACGTGCCCGGCATATACACCTGGCCCGGGTGGCTTCACCCGGACGGCACGTGGGACGCCATGGACGCGGCGGGAACGATGGACCTCGGCGTGGCCGGCAGCGAGGCCAACTTCTGGCGCAACGGCAACGACATCTTCCTGACGTCGTACTACCCGGGCGGTAGGCCGATCTACAGATGCGACCTGTCGCAGCGCGGGCTCATCGTGGCGCAGTCCGGCGTCCTGAAGCAGTGGCTGATGGTCGGCGGCAGCGCCTCGTACGTCTACGCGTGCGACTACGCCGCGGGCGTGCTGTACCAATTCGATAGAGCGTCGCTGGCGGTGACCAACAGCTGGACCACTGCCCCGGGCGGAGGCTCCATGCCGTCCGGCTTCCCGGGCTTCGTGGTCGACGACGACCACATCTATCTAGGCGGCGGAGGGGCCACGGTGTACGTCTTCAGGCCCTCGCTGAACACGCTGACGCTGCTGGGCACCGCGCCGTTCAACTGGCACACGATGTACGTGGTGAACAACAGCCTCATCATGTTCTTCCGCGCCGACCTGTCCTCCGTACGCCTCGGATACATGACGCTAAACATGGGCGGCAACCCGTCGCAGGTGACGCTGTCCTCCATCGTGTCGGACGTCTGCGCCTCGGCGGGCCTACAGCCGTCGCAGTACGACGCGTCATCGCTCGGCGACGTGGTGACGGGCTTCGCCATCACCGGCAAGTCGAGCCCGCGCCAGGCGCTCGCCCCGCTGCAGGCGACGTATTTTTTCGACGTCAGCGACTGCGATGGGCAACTGAAGTTCGTCAGGCGCGGGGCGCAGGCGGCGGTTACGGTACCGTGGGACGACATGGGCGCGATTGCGGGCGGCGGCCAGCAGGCGGCGCAGAATCCGCTCGTCGAGACGGTGGTGCAGGAATTCGAGCTGCCGCGGTCGGAGACCATTTCATACCCGTCCAACTCTGCCGACTACCAGACGAACACGCAGCGCGCGTTCCGGGCTGTCACGACGTCGAACCTTGACGAGTCCACGAACGTGCCCATCGTGCTGTCCGACGCCGAGGCCCGAACTCGGGTGGAGGCGATGCTTTGGGAACGGTGGACGAAACGGCAGACGTTCACTTGGGCCACGAGCTATAAGTACCTGGCCTACGAGCCGACGGACGTGGTCGGCGTCACGGGCTACGACGGAAACGTCTATCCGGTGCGCATCACCAAGGTGGTGCTGAACGGCAAAGGCGTGGTCGAGTTCACCGGGGACCTAAGCGTCTCGTCCATCTACCCCAACGTCTCGCATCAGGTCGCGCAGGGCGGCTCGGCGCAGGGCTTCGTGCCGCAGCAGGTTCCGTACTCCGGGCCGACCGTCCTGGCCGTACTCGACGTGCCGCCGCTGCGCAGCCAGGACACGTCGCAGGGCTTGTACCTGGCGGCGTGCGGTTTCAGCGGCTCGTGGCCGGGCTGCTACGTAGACGTGTCGCGAGACGACGCGAACTTCGCGCAACTGTTCCAACTCGTCACGCCGACGCCGATCGGCTACACCGGCAATGCCCTCGGCGGATTCTCTGGGGGCAACATCCCAGACGAGACGAACACCCTGCAGGTGACGCTGTACGAGGCGGCGCTGTCGCTGTCCAGCGTGAGCTACGCCAGCTTCCTCAACGGCGCGAACGTGGCCTACGTCGGCGGCGAGATCGTTCTATTCCGCACGGCCACGCAGACCGCGCCCGGGCAATACACGCTCAGCGGCCTGCTGCGCGGCCAGATCGGCACGGAGTGGGCCATGGGAGGCCACGCCGCCGGCGAGACGTTCGTGCTGCTGCAGTCGTCAAGCATCGGACAGACTGGCATAAACCTGACAGACATCGGGCAGAACATGTACTTCGAGACCTACTTGAACAACATGTTTGGACTGACGCCGACGGGGCAGGTCACGGTGCAGCCGGCCGTGGCGCGAGTGAAGCCCTTGTCGCCGTGGCAGCTTCAGGCGTTCCACGGTAGTGCCGCGTCTACCAGCGACATCACCGTCACGTGGCTGCGCAGGGCTAGGGTCAACTATTCGTGGCTGAGCGGCGCCGACGTGCCATTAGATGAGTCGGCCGAGACGTACACGGTGACCGTCTCCAGCAGCGGCACCGTGAAGCGGACGACCTCCGTCAGCGGCCCATTCGTTTCGCCGGCCGTTCCGACGTGGACATATACGGCGTCGATGATAGCCGCAGACGGTTTTACGACGGGCCAGACCATCACCATAACCGTGAGCCAGAACAGCGACCAAGGCGTGGCTGGCTACGCAGCCATTGCCACCATCGCAAGGTGACGAAATGTCCAACAGCACATCCCTGATCGACCAGATCAGCTCGACGCAAGCCAACAAAGAAGTGGTGGCCAACGCCAACTTCGACGCCGCCAGCCCGGCCATGCTATGGGGACGGCGCGCGTCGACCACCAGTGGCCTGACGTGGGGCTACTACGGCGGCTGGTACGGCGGCGCGCAGATAAATGACGGCACGGTGGCGCTAACCGCCAGCGCCACGAACTACGTGTACGCGAGCGCCACCACTGGGGCCGTGTCCGTCAATACTACCGGCTTCCCCGCCGGCTCCGTGGCGCTATACGTGATCGTCGCAGGCGCCACCACCGTCACCAGCTACACGGACCAGCGCAGCTACCAGCCGTATGGCACGTCCACCGGCTCGAGCACCCTGTCTGGGCTGTCCGACGTGAATGTGACGGAGGGCGCTGGCATAGACCAGAGCGCGCTCGTGTGGAACAACGCAACGGGCAAGTGGGTGGCCAAGAGCATATCCACCGCGCCCGTCGGCTTCCGCGCGTACAACACCTCGGCGCAGAGCATCCCGAACGCGGCCTACACGGTGATTACGGGCTGGACCAGCACTAAAGACACCACGAGCGGTGCCTGGAACGCCGGCACCGGCACCTTCACCGCCCCTACGGCGGGGTGGTACAACGTCTCCTGCCAGTTCATATTCGCCACCGCTTCGTGGTCCGCCAGCCAGCAACTGGCTGCAGCACTGTTCATCAACGGCGCCGAGAACGAGGCCACGCTGCAGACGTTGCAGGGCAGCGCCACCCAACAGTTCGTGACCAATGACGTGTCGACCAACGTCTACCTGAACGCCGGCGACACGCTGCAGTTCGCGGCCTTCCAGTCCACCGGCAGCGCGCTGGCCCTGGCCAACAACAGCAACTTCAACTTCGCGTCCGTGGTACAGGTCACGCCGCCGGGGCTGGCTGCGCAGCCGGTCGACCTCATCAGCTATCAGCCCGGCGCACCCTCCGCCAGCGCGGTCGTGCTCAGCGCTATCACCCCGCAGGCCGTGACCTTCCCGGCCTCGCTGACGGGCAGCTACGCCAAGGCCGGCACGGCCGCTACCGCGAGCACGACGTTCTCCATCACAAAGAACGGGTCCAGCATCGGGTCCCTGAACTTCGCCGCGGGGGCCACGTCCGGCACGTTCACGTTCACCAGCGCCGTCACGACGAGCCCGGGAGACGTCGTGCAGATTGTCGCCCCGGCGTCGCCCGACGCCACGCTGGCCAACATAAACTTTGCGGTAGTAGGCACGCGGTGACGGGAGGCTCACATGCCAGCACCCACGCTTGACAACTACACGTCCGGCAACGTGTCCGGCACGGCCACGTGCAGCGTCGTCCTGTCAACCACCAAGACGAACGACGTCATCGTTGCCGTCTTCGTGGCCGAGAAGCCGGCGTACGGGCCTCCTTCGGTGTCGTCGGTGTCGTCGACCAGCGGGCTGACGTGGCACAAGCGCCTGTCTGTGGTGTCGAACGTAACCGACGTCGAGGTGTGGTGGGCCTACGCGCCGTCGGTGGTGACCTCGGAGACGATCACCGCGACGTACAACATGTCGATAGACGACTTCTCCGGCATCGCGTTCGGGGTCAACGGCTGCGACCAGACCAGTCCCTGGGACCCGAACTCGTCCCTGCCCAAGACGATGGTCGCCAACGACTCGAGCCCATCCATGACGGCGAGCACCACGAACGCCAACACCTTCATGATAGAGGGCATAGGCACCGGCAACAACGCCACGAACTACAACACGCCCCCCACTGGATGGACGTTCGTGGCGGGTACGAAGAACGGCGGAGGCTTGCAGTACTCAGCCGTCGGCGCGGCCTGCAAGGGCTTCACATCTGCGCAGTCGTCGCTGACGGTGACGTGGGGAGGCGCGATATCAAACAACAACGGCGGAGCGGCGTTCCTTGACGCACTGCAGGCACCATCAGGATCTCCGCCACCTACATCTGGGTCCAGACCGCAGTTGATGATCATCACTTAACCACAGCCGCCTTCGGGCGGCTTTTCATTTACGGGGTGCCGAATGGATAACAAATGGCAGGCATTGGAAATCGTGAAGATCGCGTTCGGCTGGCTGGGAGTGGCGATCGGGCATGCGGTATCGAGTATTACTTTGTCAGGTATCGCGCTCGTCATCACATCAATCTACAGCGGGCTCAGTGCCTATGTGCTTGTGCGCGACAAGATCCTGAGCCGACGCGAAGGAGAGAAATCTTGAGCCACGAAATCACATGGCTGGAGGAGCCGGAAGAGCACGACTATCCGGCAGCGGAATCGTATCTGAGTCTCAAATTCGATCCATCGCGCGCGCTGCAACTTATCGGGGCGCTTCGAGAAGCGCACATCCAACATATCAAAGCGAAGGACATCTTACGGGCTTCAGGTCTCGCGCCTCTTCCCGCTACTAATAAACACGTTCGGCACAACCGCAAGAAGATCCGCGAGGGCAAAGCACTCTCGCCGATTCTTCTTGTCCGCGGTGAACCGACGCTCATCGCAGACGGCTATCACCGCGTCTGCGCCGTCTATCGGCACGACGAGGACGCGCCGATTCCATGCAAACTCGTTTGAAGGTGCTGTCATGAAGATCCGATTGATTGACGAATGGCGCAACGCGCACAAGCTTGGCTCGGTTCAACTCTCGAGCGCGCTTGCGGTTGTATTCGGTGCCGGTCCCGCATTGCTCGATGCGTGGCGCTCGATTCCTGACGATCTGAAGGACGCTTTGCCGCATGGCTGGGCTCACTGGATCGCGACAGGCGGCTTCGTGCTGGTGCTGCTCGCTCGCTTGTTGCAGGTCGATCGGGCTCAGCCTGCGGTGGCGCAAGGAGGGAGCGATGGCGCTCAGTGACCTCATCCGCGCGATCTTCTCGCTGTTCGGCCGACAAACTGTCGACCAAGGTGATCGATCGACAGTTTTTGCCGGAGCGCCCGGCCCGGCCGGGCCGAAAAATGCAAGCACCGTCTCTCAAACGGCCGCCCAGCAACGCGCCTCGGACGGCCCGGGCGGCGCAATTCAGCCGGAAAAAACGGACATCGCGGCCGCGACTTCGGCGCCCGCGCCGACGCGAGCCATCCCTCCGCTGGTTCCGGTTCCTGTAACGCCGCCGCGCGCGGCTGTACCGACGCCGGACATCTCGACGCCCGCTGGCTTCATCGCCGCGATCGCGCCGGCAGCACAAGCGTGCGCGAAACGCACCGGCGTGCCCGCGAGCGTCACCGTCGCGCAGGCCGCGCTCGAATCCAGTTGGGGGCGGCGCGCGCCTGGCATGAACCTGTTCGGCATCAAGGCGGATCTATCGTGGCAAGGCTTGGTGACAGAGCAGGTGACGCACGAGGTCGTGAACGGCAAATCGATTGAAATCACGGCGCGCTTTCGCGCCTATGACGGTTGGCAGGGGAGCATTGACGATCATGCGGATTTTCTACGAAGCAATCCGCGTTATCACTCGGCTTTCGACTGCAAAAACGGACCGGATTTCGCACGGGCGATCGCGCGCGCGGGCTACGCAACAGATCCGCTCTATGCGGACAAACTGATCGCAATCATGAGCACGCGCAACCTCGGTATGCTCGATATTCAGGAGTGAGAGAGATGGCAACGATCTTCATTTCTTTGTTCGCCAAGTTCTGGCCGATCATTATCGGCGTCGGAGGCATCGCGTTTGGCGCTATCTGGGGCTTCATTAAAACGAAGGGTGCCGTGGCGACTGAAGCTCGATCCGCGCAGCAGGTCGCGGAAGGAATGCAGCAGGTTGCTGAAGCTGGGCAGCAGATCGAGCAGGCGAATGCCGAGGCAGCGCGTGCCGAGACGAATGCAGTTGAGAACGCCGCCGCCGCCAATCAACAGGCGCAAGCTGCAACGCCGGCCGACGTCGATCAGCAGCTTGATGCGCTCGGCGCATTGCGAAAGGAGTGAGTCATGCGAGCGATCATCATCTTGCTCGCCACGCTTAGCATTGCCGCGTGCGCGACAGACTGCCCGGAACCGGCTGCGCCATCGCTCCCGAAAACTCGCGTCGTCGACACTGCCTGCAGTTGGGTGAAGCCGATCACTGCAGTGCCGGAAGATACGCTAGAAACGAAACAACAGATCCTTGCGCACGATCTCGCTGTCGCGAAGAATTGCCCGAAGGTGCCGCGATGAGCAAAATCGGTCGCTATCTGCTGAATTTCGCCGTGCTGCTTGATGAAGCCGTGAACACCATTTTCGGCGGTTCGCCGAATGAGACGATCAGCGAGCGCGCCGCGAAGGCGCGCAATGCCGGGCGCCGGTGGGGCTGCGTGCTTTGCCGGTTCCTCGACACCATCAGCAAGGGGCACTGCGACGACGCCCTAACATCGACGATCGGAGATGACGCGGTGATTCCAGACGGCGAATGA